GCGAGCCACATCGAATTTGCGCGATCAATCGAGGCTGCCCACGGAATCGGAGCCACCAATGAAACTGACTAAGTGGTATCCGCCGCACGTCAGGCCGGTGCGCGCCGGGGTCTACAACACGACCGGAGTCGATGCGCACCCGCTGTACCGGTATTGGAGCGGCGAGATATGGGGTCTCGCTGGCAGTACCCCGAAGCGTGCGCATGTGGTGCGAAACATGCCCGCCCCATCCCAAAACCACCGCTGGCGCGGGCTGACTGAGAAGACGAAATGACTGACGAACAACGGAAAGCAGAACGACTTAAAGTTGCCACCAAGTGGAACGGCAAAGCCAATGTGTGTATTTATTGTGGACAAGCCCCAAAGAAATTCTATATCACTACGAGTCATGACCACACAGATGACGATATTTCTTGGTGCCCGTGTCGTAATTATGGAGAAACAAAATGACCGATCGCGAACTACTGGAGCTGGCGGCGAAGGCGGCCGGGCTTCCCGTTTATTGGGGCCACGCATCGCACAAGATGTTATGGCACCCCATTGGCTCGGCGCATGCCAAAGAAACAGGGTGCGAATGGAACCCGCTCACCGACGATGGCGATGCGCTGCGGCTGGCTGTGGCCCTCGGCCTTGTTGTGAATTGCAGCAGGCCATCGGCCGGTGCGCCGTATACGCAGCCGGCCATCTGGATTGACAACACCATGAGCAACGCCGAACTTACACGCCGCGCCATCGTTCGCGCAGCCGCTGAAATTGGAATGGATATGAAATGCAGCGAAGAAACCGAAGCCAACGCCCGCCTGATCGCCGCAGCGCCTGATCTGCTGGAGGCGCTTAAAAGCTTGATGGGAATGCTCGACGACGAAATACGAACATCCACAGACGACGAGCTTGCTTACGGACTTACTGACCCTCAGTGCCCAGAGCATGTCAAAAACGAATTGCAGTGCGTGATTGCGTGCCGCGCAGCCATCGCCAAAGCTACCGGGGAAACAGAATGACGCATCTCCACTGGTACTGCCTCAGCAAATCCGGCATGGCGACTCTCTGCAAGGACGAAGCCGACGCGCACGAAACCGCAGCGGAAAGCGAGATCGAATTCCCCCGTGAATCTCCGTATCGCGCCGTGCAGATGCTGCCGATCGTTAACGATGCGATGCCGGATGACAGGCTGCACGAACGGTCGCTGGAGATGCAGCAGGCAGTGATGGCAGAGCGTGAGCGATGCGCGAAGCTGTGCGACGCGGCGGAAGCCAGCCTTTGGGCCGTATACAAAGGCGACTCGCCAGACGACCCAGGCAAGCGCGGCAGAGGCAGCGAGTACGTCCAAGGAGGGTCAGACGCGGCCGGGGCTTTGGCCGACGCAATCAGGAAAGGCGAAGCATGAACCGACACACACAGTACGAAGGCGCTGCGGTCGCAGCGTTGCGGCGCTGGGCGAGAGCCCTGGCCGCGGAGTACTCGAACTACCAAGACCAAGACGCAGCGACGCTGGCGCTGCTCATGCGCGCTGCGGAAATGGAAGCCGAAGAGCGTGGTCTTAAAGGGGCCGGGTATGACACCGGAAGCTAAAACAAAGAAGGCCGTCAAGGCGCTGCTTGACGCAAGCGGGGCGTACCACTTCATGCCGCCCGCCAACGGCTATGGACGCGCCGGCATCCCGGACATCGTGGCATGCGTGAACGGGCGTTTCCTCGCTGTGGAGTGCAAGGCCGGCAAAGGCAAGACCACCGCGCTGCAAGACAGGGAACTGGCGGCAATACGCGCAGCAGGGGGCGTGTCCCTTGTTGTGTACGACAGCGCGCAAGACCTGCGCGCTTTGCAAGAATGGATCAACAACATGCAGGAGAGCAAATGATCGAACGACCGAAGGAAGAAATGACCAGTGAGCAGTTGGCCGCGCACGTGGCGACGCTCGACGACGAAGACCGCGAGACCCTTGACCTCGCGTGCGCTATGGTGGCGCCGTGCTTTGGTGAGAACCCGAAGCGCAGCGCCATGCTGGTGCTTGGGGACGGTGGCACGATTCGCCTTGTCGCCCTGAACTGCGACGCGCAGGAAGCGTATGACCTCGTCGAGTTCGCGCACCAAGCGTGCAAGGACCTGCTCGTAGGCGACAAACCAGAAGTGAAGGAGATGCATTGAAAACGCTCGTTGTGGATTTCGAGACCGCGTGGCACAGCAAAGACGGATACACGCTGTCCAAGATGACGACCGAGGAGTACATCAGAGACCCGCGCTTCAAAGCGTGGGGGCTCTGCGTGCACGAGTTCGGTAGCGACGCACCGATCGAGTGGGTCCCAGGCGCCGGCATCCAGGAGTGGGTCGACAGCGTTGACTGGGGCAGCACTGCAGTGTGCGCGCACAACGCCATGTTCGATGTGGCCATTCTGTCCTGGGTGTACGGCGCCAACCCCGCGCGCATAGTGGACACGCTGTCCATGGCGCGTGCGCGACGAGGGGCCGAGGCGGGCAACAGTCTGGCCAAACTGGCGCAGGAGTTCGGGCTGCCAGAGAAGGGCCGCGCGGTGCACAGCACCGACGGATACCTCTACGAGCTGCCGCCTAGCATCGAGCAAGAGCTCGCGGACTACTGCAAGCACGACGTGTTCCTGGCGACCCGCGTGCTTGAGCGGCTGCTTGCCGCTGACGGCGGCTTCCCGGCCAAAGAACTGCGGCTGATCGACATGACGCTGAAGATGTTTACGCAACCACGGCTGCGGTTGGACGCGTCGCTGCTTCAAGGGGCCATCGAGGCTGAACGCGCGCAACGTGAGGCGCTGCTGCACAAACTCGCCATCGAGGAGAGCGACCTTGCGTCCAACGACAAGTTCGCCGAGCTTCTGCGAAGTCTGGGCGTGGAGCCGCCGACCAAGATAAGCAAGACGACAGGCAAAGAAGCGTACGCGCTGGCCAAGAACGACGCGCTGTTCCAGGCGTTACTCAACGGCGACAGGGAAGACGTGGCCATGCTGTGCGAGGCGCGGTTGAAGGTGAAGTCCACCCTGGAGCGCACTCGCGCGCAGCGCTTCCACGACATCGCGCTGCGCGGGGCGTTGCCGGTGCCGCTCAGCTACTACGCTGCGCGCACGGGGCGTTGGGGTGGCACGCAGAAGATCAACCTGCAGAACCTCAAGCGCGGCTCCAAACTGCGCGACGCCATCATGGCGCCGGAGGGACACACGATGGTCGTCGGTGACTTGGCGCAGATCGAGCCGCGGGTGCTGGCGTGGATGGCTGGCGACGAGGACCTGCTCAACATCTTCCGCTCCGGCGAGGACGCGTACGCGCTGTTCGGACGCCGCATGTTCAGCAAGCCGAACCTGACGAAAGAGAGCGACCCGGTGCTCCGCCAATCGGCGAAGTCAGCGCTTATCGGCGCCGGGTACCAGATGGGGTGGGCCGCGTTTGCCGCGCAGCTTCTCACGGGGTTCCTGGGCGCCCCTCCGCTTCGGTACACCAAGGAAGACGCCAAGGTACTGGGGGTGACGGCTACGGCTGCGGCGGCGTTCCTGAAGCGCGAAGAGAGCATCAAGCGCATGGAGGATATTCCGCACACGTGCACGGCCGAAGAGCTGGTGCTCCACTGCCTAGCGGCGAAGGCCATCATCGACAGGTACCGCGCGGCGGCGCAACCAACCGTTGACTTCTGGGAAGCGAACCAGGAGATGCTCGCACGCTGTCTGTACGGGGGCGAGGAGGTGGCGTACAAGTGCCTCACGTTCCGCAAGGGCGAGATCATGATGCCGAACGGCATGCCGATTCGCTACCCACAACTTCGTGTGGAGAAAGACGACAAGGGTAAGCCCCAATTTGTGTACGGCCCCCACGCGACGAAAATATACGCCGGCAAGATAGTCGAGAACTGCGTCCAGGGGCTGGCGCGGATCGTCATGACGGACGGCATGCTGCGGGTATCGAAGCGGTATCCGGTCGTCGGCACCGTACACGATGAGCAGATCGTCCTCGTGCCAGACGCAGAGGTCGACGAGGCAACGGCATGGATACGTCAGCAGATGACGACCGTGCCCACGTGGATGCCGGGCATTCCGCTCGCTGCATCCGTTGATTCAGGCAAACGCTATGGAGACGCAAAATGAGTACGAAAGCGAAACAGCCCCTTCCAAGGTACACGATGCCTATACCGTCATCGTTCAACATCGGCCGCTCCACCTATCTGGTGGACGTGGTCCCGGCGCTTCCCCATCGCCGCCTGGGGTACGTCAGCTATACGCGGCAGCGCGTGTACATCGCGCGCATGGACAGCAAGTGGAAGGACGTGCCGCCGCGCGAGATGGCGGACACCTTCTGGCATGAAGTGACACACGCCGTTCTGCACGACATGAACATGCCAAAGCTGCGCGATGACGAGACCTTCGTTATCGAGTTCGCCAAACGAATCACGCAGGTGGTGCACAGTGCAGAGTTCTGAAGACATCCCGGAAGAAGTGTTTGTCGGGCTGGTCAAAGAGCTTGGCGGGCACATCAAGAGCATCAAGGGCGCGGACGGCACACTGCGCCTTTTGCAACTGCACCTCCCACACACAGGCGGGTACACGGTGGCACTCAGCAACCGGCAGGAAGCGGTGAACTCCATGTTCCGATGGTTCCTCTGCACCCAGGAGTTGGAGATGGAGTTGGGGGCGGCGCATGCTGCAAGACGAAAGCGTTGAGAATGTATCGGAGCAGGCGCTACGCGACCTGCTGGCCGAGATCGGGTACGCGTTGGAAGATACATACGACAACGCAGCGATGGTGCACATGTTCAAGGTGGTACCGCGCAGCGGCAAAGGGCGCCTGATCTTTGAAGCGTACGCGTTCGCGGGGCGTAGACAACTCAAGCTAAACATATTGTGCAAAAGGATACCGGAGCTGTTCACATGAGCAACGCAACCCCCCAACCCATCAAGTGGTCCCACTCCCGGCTCAAAGCGTTCGAGACCTGCCCTCGCAAGTTTTATGAGGAGCTGGTGCTGAAGAAGTACCCGCGCACCGAGTCGGAGGCCACCATATACGGCACCCGTCTGCACGAGGCGTGTGAGATGTACACGCGGGACGGTACGCCGCTGCCCGACGAGTTCAAATTCCTGCAACCCACGATGGACGCGCTGCACTCCAAACCCGGCCGCAGGTTCGCCGAGTACGAGATGGCTGTTACGGTCGACCTCGCGCCGTGCGGCTTCAAAGCGCCGGAAGTGTGGTGCCGCGGCATCGCCGACCTGCTGATTGTTGATGACGACAATTTCACGGCGTGGGTGTGGGACTACAAGTCCGGGTCCGACAAGTACCCAGACGTTGACCAGCTTGTGCTGATGTCGCTCATGGTGTTCGCGCATTTCCCACACATCCGCAGCGTGCGTTCCGGGCTGCTGTTTGTCTTGAAGGAAACGCTGGTCAAGCATAAGATGAGCGTCGACGCCGCCGCCTCGCACTGGTGGAAATACCGTGAGCGCGTAGGCGTCATGGAAGCGTCGTTTGCCAACGACGTATGGAACCCGAAAAGCTCTGGGCTCTGCAGGAAGTGGTGCCCGTGCACGGGATGTGAGTTCAACGGAAAAAGGTAACGTATGCCGTACGTCAACAAGCCGCGCCCCTACAAGAAAGAGTACAAGCAGCAGATCGCGCGGGGAGAGCCCGAGGCCGAGGGTAGGCGCGCTAGGGAGCGCGCAAGGGACCTGTACGACCGCAACGGTGTCGACCGCGATGGCAAAGACATCGACCACAAAGTGCCGCTCAGCAAGGGCGGTGGCGACGGGGCCAGCAACCTGCGCCTGCGTGCGCCGGGCAGCAACCGCTCGTTCAGCCGCAACAGCGACCACACCGTAAAGCGCAACGCGCCGAAGGGGGGCGGGAAGTGATCCAGATGGACGAGACGGACGCAGCGTGGGCGTCATCGCTCGACGCGCTGCGCGATCTTTGGGCCCAGCGTTGGGGAGACTCCTGGGTCGACCTTACGAGCTGCGCAGCGGACCCGTTCTGGGGCGCCGTGTGGGAGCGCCTTGAAGACGCGCGGGTGATCAAAGCTCACACGTTCCACGACACCAACAACGCGCTGGTGCGCGCGGCAAAGCTGAAATCCCAATGGAAATAATCAACGACAAGGCGCTGCTGTTGCGAACGCGCACGCCGCAGAAGTACAGCGTGATCCCACACAGCCACTACCTCGGCGAAGAGGACGGCGGGCACAAGGTGCTCGTCCGGTGGGGCCTCGACGAAGCGCGGGTCCTGCGCAACCTGGGGGTGAAGAACGTGCCCTCGCCGATCATCCGCCGCTACAACTGGCCCGGGCGCTACCGCCCGATGAAACACCAGCTTGAGACTGCGTCGTTCCTCACACTGCACAGACGCGCTTTTGTGTTGAACGAGCCGGGCACCGGCAAGACGCTCAGTGCGTTGTGGGCGGCGGACTACCTCATGTCCATCGGCGAGGTGCGTAGGTGTCTTGTGTTGTGCCCCCTGTCGATCATGCACTCAGCGTGGATGGGCGACATCATCAACAGCATACTGCACCGCACCGCCATCGTGGCCCACCACGCGCAGGCATCGCGCAGGGTGGAAATGGTGCAGGGTGACTACGAGTTCGTCATCATGAACTACGACGGCTTGCCCCTTGTTGCCAAGGAGGTCGCTGCAGACGGTCGGTTCGACCTTGTCATCGTCGACGAAGCCAACGCGCTGAAGTCCGCTACAACACGCCGGTGGAAGACGGTGAACAGCGTCATCACGCCGGACACATACATCTGGCTTATGACGGGCACCCCGGCGTCCCAGTCCCCGCTCGACGCCTACGGCCTCGCAAAGCTAGTGAACCCTGCCGGCGTTCCGTGGTCGTTCGCAGCGTGGCGCGACAAGGTGATGAACAAGATCACGCAGTTCAAGTGGGCGGCGAAGCCCGACGCCAAGCAGAAGGTGTTTGACGCGCTGCAACCAGCGGTGCGCTTCACCAAGGACATGTGCCTGGACCTCCCCCCTGTTATGGTCGAGACGCGCGAGGTCGACATGACCCCGCAGCAGATGAAGTACTACAGGCTCATCAAAGACCAGATGTTGGCAGTGGCGGCGGGAGAGACGATCAGCGCCGTCAACAAGGCGGTTGTCGTCAACAAGCTACTGCAGATCAGCGCGGGCGCCGTGTACAGCGAGAACCACGAGGTGGTGGAGTTCGACTGCGCTCCACGCTTGCGCGCTGTGGAAGAAGTTCTTGAGGAGACGGACCGCAAGGTGCTCATCTTCGCGCTGTTCCGCTCCAGCATCGACGCCATCGTCGCGCACCTGTCGCGCAAGGGGGAGTCGGTGGGCGTCATCCACGGCGACGTGACCGCTACCAAGCGCGGAGAGCTCATCAACAAGTTCCAGAACACGCCAGAGCCGCGCGTGCTGGTCATGCAGCCCCAGGCCACGGCGCACGGCATCACACTCACAGCCGCCGACACTGTCGTGTTCTTCGGGCCGCTCATGAGCGTCGAGCAGTACCTGCAATGCATCGCGCGCGCCGACCGCCAGGGGCAGACCTCCGACAAGGTGACGGTCGTGCACATCCAGAGCAGCCCCATCGAGAAGAAAATGTTCGAGGCGCTGCAGAAGAAAGTCGACGACCACGCGCTTCTGACGGACATGTTTGACGCCGAAATAAAAAACTTCGAGTTGCCGGTTGCAAAGCCAATTTGACAATGTATAATTCTTGACATCAACAGGAGACACGCATGAGCGACACCCCCGAACAACCCTCGCTGGACACCATGGCGAAGGTGTACCTCAAGATCAAAGGCCGCATACAGGAGATCACGAATGCATACGAATCCGAAGTAGAGACCCTCAAGGCGCAGCAAGACGCGCTTCGTCTTGCGATGAAGGACCAGCTCCGCGCTGTCGGTGCGAAGTCCGTCAACACCCCCCACGGAACGGTCGTCATGTCCCAGAAAACGCGCTACTACGCGCAGGACTGGGAGGCAATGAAAACCTTCATAGTTGAGCACGGCGCCCTTGATTTGCTTGAGCGGCGCATCGCGCAGACTAACATGGCGGCCTTTCTCAAGGAAAACCCCAGCACCGTCCCGCCCGGACTCAACTCCGTAACCGAGTTCGACGTGGCTGTCCGCCGCCCCTCCAAGTAACCAACCAGCAAGTAATCATGAGTAACGACATCGCACTCTTCAACCCCGCGCAAGTCCCCGCGTTCGCCAAACTGAACGACCTGTCCCCGCTCGCCAAGGCCCTCGCCGGCTCCGGCTCCGCTGGCAAGCGCATCTCCGTTCGTGGCGGCGTGTTCCGCCTCATCGCCGGCGGCAAGGAAGTCGCATCCATCGAGGACCGCCACCTCGACGTCGTCATCGTCAACGCCGCGCCCAAGGTGTCCCGCACATACTACGCCAAGTCGTTTGACGCGGACGCTGTCGCGGCCCCCGACTGCTGGTCCGCCGACGGTGAGAAGCCGTCCGCAGACGTGAAGGCCCCGCAGTGCAGCAACTGCGCGCAGTGCCCGCAGAACGCCAAGGGCTCCGGCCAGGGCGACTCCCGCGCGTGCCGCTACAGCCAGCGTCTTGCGGTGGTGCTGGCCAACGACATGGAAGGCGACGTCATGCAGCTCACCTGCGCCGCCACGTCCATCTTCGGCAAGGGCAAAGACGCCGACCGCCCGCTGCAGGACTACGCGCGGTACCTTGCGGCGCAAGGCGTGGACCCCGGCGCGCTGGTTACGCGCCTGAAGTTCGACACCGCAGCGGCTACCCCGAAGCTGTTCTTCCGCCCGATGCGTTGGCTGACCGCCGACGAGTACGCCACCTGCCAGGAGCAGGGCAAGAGCTCCGACGCGCTGCAGGCCGTCACGTTCACCGTGCACCAACAAGACGGTGGCTCCGATGCGCCGCTGTCTCTGCCCGGTACGCCGCCTGTTGCTTCGGCGCCACAAGTTGAAGCAGACGAAGTGCCTGCTCCGGCCCCCGCTCCGAAAGCGCGCGCTGCCAAGGCTGCTCCGGCCCCCGCTCCGGTGGAAGAGGTGGAAGAGCCTGTCGTGCGCAAGGCAGCCGCTCCGGCGCCCGCAGCCAAGGCGTCGTCCATCGCAGACGTGATCAGCGCCTGGGACGACGAAGACTGATCCCCGCGCAGGTCCCCGCATGGGCTATTCCATCTCCACACGAGAGGGGCTTCGCAGGGCACCGAACACGCTGGGCGTCCAACTCGGGCGTCTGGCGGTTCGGCTGGACTTCCCTGTGCGCTACATCTCGGAAGCAACGGGGGCCACGCGACAGACGGTGTACAACTGGTTTGTCGGCGCGGATGTCTCCCCGGCGTACCACCAACGCGTCAAGCGCCTCATATCAATACTCAAAGCTGCGCCGGATGCCGACGCCGCACGGAAGCAAGCATGGAAACACTCAACCCACGAAGCCTGACGGACGAAGAGCTCGTGCGCTACTACGCCATGTGGCTCGACAGGCAGGAAAACGCACCTACCTCGTGGCAGGTCGAACTGCTGCGACGGTTTCTCAAGACCATCGACAACAAGTAACCCGGCGGGAACACTATGGAACCGCTGGAGTTCCTGGAGGCGGTGTTGCCGTCTTCAGGGGTCTACTGCGTGCAGGAGCTTTCAACTCCCGCACGAGAGCGCAAGTTCGTCACGGATGTTGCGCACGTACAACAGCACGCGGAGACTTTTAGCGCGCTCGGGCGCAACGCATACTTCGCCCTGGCCGCGTTCCATCAGGCGGGGTCACGCGAAGCCGCCAACGCCCGCTGCATGCGGGCGTTGTTCGTCGACATCGACGCCGAGGGCCGTGAGTACACGTCGCCGCGTCAGGCGCTGAAGGCGCTGCTGGAGTTCTGCAACGCGTCAGGGCTGTCTGATCTAGGCCGGCCGTGGGTGGTCGACTCCGGCGGCGGGCTCCACGTGTACTGGCCGTTGGCCGAAGACGCTCCGGTCGCACAGTGGAAGCCCGTAGCCGAAGCGCTCAAGCGCGCGTGCAAGGCCGGCGGGCTCGACATCGACATGACGGTCACCGCGGATGCGGCCAGAGTGCTGCGGGTGCCCGGCACGATGAACTTCAAATACGGAGAACCACGACGTGTTGCGTTGAAACTGCAGGGTGACGTGTTCCAGCTTGAAGACCTGTCGCGTGTTGTAGGCGCGCAACAAGCCGCCCCCGCACCGGCACCTGCGTCGCTGTTCGACCTGCCCGGAGCCCCACCGCGCACGGCGCCGTCTGACACCACGGTCAAACTGCTCGACAGCCAGGACACGCTGTTCAAGAACATCCTGGTGAAGTCGGCCGAGGGAACTGGTTGCGCGCAGGTGTTGCACTACCTGCAACACGCTCAGGACAGTGGCATGGAGCCGTTGTGGCGCGGGCTGTTGTCGCTCACCAAGGTCTGTACGGACGGGCTCAAGGCCGCGCGCAAGCTCAGCTCGTTGCACCCGTACACCGAAGAGCGCATGCAGCAGAAGCTGCGCGACATCAAGGGGCCCTACCCCTGCAGCAAGCTCGACTCCGAGAACCCTGGCGTCTGCCCCGGCTGCCCACACTGGGGCAAGATCACGAACCCCCTGCGCCTCGGCGTCGAGGTGCCGTTGCAGACCGAAGAAAAGGTCTTCGAATTGGTGCTGGACCCGACGGACATCGACGCGAAGCCAGTCAGTTTCGTGCGCCCGGAAGCTCCGCGCGGGTTTGGCTATGGACGTACTGGCGGCGTGTTCGCGCGCAAGACGGAGGAAGACGTCGAAGGCAACAGCACGACGAAAGAAATTCTCATCCTGCCGTACGACCTGTTCGTCGTTGACGTGCTGCACGTTGGTAGTGTGCACATGGCGCACTTGGTGGCGCTGCGCCCGGAGGGGCCGCAAGTCATGACGTTCCCGTTGAGGAACGTCGTCTCCAAGGACGACACCACGAAGTTTCTTGCCGAGCAGAACGTGGTGTCCGCGTTTGGGGCCGGCAACGACAAGAACCTCCACGAGTACGTGCGGGCGTGTGTCGAAGAGGCCAGCGTCAAACGCAAGCCGACGGTGGTGCCGACGCAGTACGGATGGCAAGAAGACAACTCGTTTGTCCTCGGCGGCAAGATATACATGCCGGACGGCAGCGAGCGCTCCGTTCCGATGCCAGGGCTTGAGAACCTGACGATGGCCACGCGTCCGTCCGGGTCGCTCGATGGGTGGCGCAGGATTGTCGACCTGCTCACGGCGCGTCAGATGTACGACATCCTGACACACGCCGCCATCGGGTTCGGGTCGCCGCTCATGCGTTTCACAGGACTGCGGGGTATGACGTTCCACGCCGGCCATCGAGAGTCCGGCACGGGTAAATCACTGGCGCTGTCGCTCATGTCGTCCGTGTGGGGCAACCCCGTGGACTACCGCACGGGCAAGAGCACGTCCCCCGTTGCCATGCAGCAGCGTGCGGGCAACCTCAACAGCCTCCCGTTTGCGTGCGACGAGCTCACCGTCAAAGCCCGCGCAGACAGCGAGTGGTTCCCGGCGTGGGTGTTCGACCACTCCGAAGGTCGCGGCAAGGAGCGTATGGAGGCGGGCGCAAACAAAGAGCGCGTCAACACCTCCACGTGGCACTCCATCGCCATGTTCACCAGCAACACGTTCATGCTGGACCTGATGACCGGCGCGCGCCAGCACTCCGCAGAGGGCGAGATCAGGCGTTTCCTTGAGTGGGCGCCGGCGAAGAAACTGCACTGGACCTCGGACGAGCTCGAAATCGTGCGCTCACTCAATCAGAACTACGGCACCGCCGGAGTGAAGTACGCCAAGTGGCTTGTGCGCAACCGCGACACCGCCGCGCATGTCGTGCAGCAGGTCACTGACAGGCTGTACCGAGAGTTCGGCGCCACCAACGACGAGCGCTTCTGGGTTGCCGGCTGCGCTGCCATCATCGCTGGGGCCATTCTGGCGGGACCTAAGCACGCTGACATCGTGGAGTTCCCAGTGCGGGACATGGTGCCAGTGCTCAAGAGCATGGTGCAGCGCGCGCGTGTGGCGCTGCGGACGACAAAGCGCAGCGCCGAGGACGTGCTCAACGAGTACACCCGGGAGAACTACGGGCAGATGGTTGTGGTCACACGCAGCGGTGGCGGCCTTCTCGCCAAGCTCGGCACGGGAGAACTGATCGACGAGACCATCACGCGCACCAAGGTCGCGGGGCGCATCGAGCGCAACGTGACCGTCGGCTACATCGACTACTTCATTGACGAAAAAATGCTCAAGCGGCACTGCGCCAGCATGTCGTACGGGTACGCCGATTTTCTTGCCGACATCGAAGCGGTGTGCCACGTCGAGCACATGCGCAAGGATTTGCTGGCGCACATCAAAGGCCCGCAGATGCGCGTGTACGCCGTGCGGATCAGCCGCAAGATAGAGGCGGTTGACGGCGATGAAGAAATCGTCCCCCAGGTGTGAGACGCGGTTTCCCTGGCACCGGCTGAGTCCAGGCCAGGGGTTCTTCGTGCCGTGCCTCGACACCGACAAGACCGCGCACGACGGGCTCGCAGCCGCAACGCGGCTTTACCGACTTGTGCATGTGCAGGCGACCCCCGGGGTGTTCCGGGGGCGCTTCGGCGTCCTGTTCAGCGTAAAGCCGAACGCCCGGCTTCGGCGAGCATGAGCTTTTGCTGACGCACGGCGATAAGCATTTCGCGCTTCTCGACCGGGCTCATGTCGGACGCGCGCACGGCAGCTTCCAGCTGCGTCAGTTTGCCCAGCATCTGTTTGACGTTGCCGCCCGCAGAGGCCAGCGCCAGCGTGTCAGCTTTCTCTTGCAGGTAGCGCTCGGCTTCCGCGCGCTCACCCCGCTTGACCAGCTGCTCATACGTGCGTTTGGTCTGCTCGATCTCCTTGATGCGGTCGTACGTCAGGTTGAGCACGCCGGAGCCGTCCGCCGGCTGGAACGCCGGCCCTACGATGGGTAGCTTCGACAGCGTCTTGGCGGCGGCTTCAGGGCCGTCCGCCGTCGGCATCGCAAAACTGAACGCCTGCATCAGCGCCACGCCAAGACCGCTCGTGTACCCGCGCACCGTGTTCTCCACCATGATTGGTGAGACGCCGGTCACAGAGCCAAGGGTCTTGGCCAGCTCCGACGTCGTGTCACGGTAGCGGTACTTGGCTTCCAGGCTCTGCTCCGCTTCGCTCTCGATGTCGCGGCGTGTGTAGAACGACTTGCCAAGCGCCAGCTCAACGGCGGGTTTCACGGCCGTTGGCAGAATGATCGGGATCGGCACGTTGGCACCACGCACGTCGACCGTCGGCATGCTGGACCCGCCAGGAATCGTCTGCAGGATGATGGCGTTCAGCGCCTTCTTGGCCTCTGTCGTTCCGTCCTCGCGCAGCGCCATGTTGAGCACCATCTCGGGCAGCGCCTTGAAGATGTAGCCGATCTCGAACGGGATCGGGATTCGCACAGCCTCGTCCACGCCGGGCAGCGGCACAAAAAAGTTCGCTGCGCGTTCTTCTGGAGTCGCGTTCTTGTACGCCTCGTCGTCCTGCATGGCCAGCGCGTACGCCATCGACGTTGCCATCAGCAGCGCACCGCGCTTGAGCAGCTTCTCCCGAATCTGCAGCCGCTCCTGCATGGGCATACGCCCGCGGAACGCGCGGTACAACACGTCGAGGCCCTGAATTTGCGCGTTGAAGAACGGCACCATGTGCGACACCCAATGCACGTTCGCAGACACCCCGCGGCGGTTGAAGTTCATCGACTCCAGCGCCATGAACGTAGCCTCCAGCTCCGACAAACCCTGCTTGCGGTAGCTGTCGTACTGCGCAGCGCGAGTCGCCGCATCGGCGGCCATCGAAGCGCTCTCCCACTTGGCCAGACTGAGCATCGGGCTGCCGCCGGCGGTGATACCGCGCAGCAGCGCCGTCATGTCGTCCGCGGTTCCTTGCAGCACTTGCCCGCCGGTGATGCCGCGCGACTCCAGCGTCTCCCTGGACTCGGTGCGCGACAGGTGCTTGATCGAAGACAGCACCGGCGTCAGGTTGGCCCCCGATGCGATGGCCGCTGCGGTGGAGTCACGGAACAGCTGGCGCGCGGAGTACAGCGGGTTCAGCACAACGAACTGGCGCAAGAGCTTGGCCGGGATGCCGATGGCCTTCACGAGCGACGGCATCTGGGTCGGGATGCCGGCCATACCCTTCACCAGCAGGTCCGCCGGGATGCCGACGGAGTCCGTGTCGACGATGGCGTGGTACGCGTCGCCGTTGTATTTGAACCGCAGCGTTGTGGGGCCCATGGGCCCGTCGCCCTCGCGGACCTGGGCCAGCCCGACATCTTGCAGGCTGTTGGCCACCGACGCCGTGGCGTTGTTGCGCAGCGCAAGGTCGACAAGCAGTGAGGTGTTGCGAACGGAGCTGGTGAGGAAGTCGAGCACCTTCTCGTCGCCCCCACGTAGCTCCTGCAGGTAGGCTGGTCCTTCATGTTGCCGATGCGAATGGGCGCCTCGCCGCCGATCAACAGCTCGACGTTACCCCCGCGCTCACGGTAGAACGGCACGTAGTCGTTGGACGCCAGCATCTTGGCTGCCGAGTCCTTGCTCACCGCGCCGGACTTCTCAAGGAAACGGATCAAGCCCTTGTTGTACGCGTTGTACAGCGCGTACGCGTCTTTGAAATTCTGCTCCAGCCCAGGCGTCGCTTTGATCTCCGCCATGGCCGCGTCGATCATGGGTTGCGTCACGCCGCCGCTCAGGTCAAGACGGTCCAGCCCCACACGCTTAGCGCGTTGCGCGATGGTGTACACGCTGAAGTAGCGGTTTGCCTTGTCAGCGTCCCCCAGGGGCCCCTCGGCCAGCGTCTGCGCCACCATGCGCAGCGTCGGCCCTTCACGGCTCTCAATCAGCGTCTCGGTGCGGCCGTCGTCGCGCTTCTTGGTAGCGTACTCCAGCGGGCCGTGGTTCATGACCCGCGCGGTGAACGCCGAGCGCTGCCCGTACATCCGCGAGTCGTACATCACCTGCAGCCCCTGCAGCGACTCCATCTGGGACTGCGCCACGGCTTCAATCGGCGCCAGTGCGTCAACTGCCTGCGTGCGTCCAGCCAGCCCCAGGTTCACCGCGATGCGGCCCTTCAACGGCTTCTTCGTGGCAAGCAAAACACCGGCGAGGTCCTCTACCGGGTTGCCGGGCTCCTTTGAAAACTGCACCCTCTCCTTGTCTGCACCGCGCAACGACGCCACGCGGACGATGTCCTTGTCGTTGAATACGACGAGGTTGCGGGTAGCCTCGGACATACGCTGTTCGACCTCGCGCAGTGCTGCTTCGGCCGCGTGCAAATCCGCGAAGTTTTCGGCGTGCCATGTGCCGTCCGGAGCACCATCCCGCGCGATTTTGGCCTGTGCAGCGCCCGCGCTTTTTTGCAGACGCGCGACGCGCGTTTGGGCCGCCCGTAGTTCGCCCGGCAGCTCGCGGCTCTTTGCGTCCAAGACCTTGACGCCCTTGATACCCATCGCATACAGTTTCTTCGAGGCTTCTTTGTAGCTCCGCGTGCTGTCCATGTTACCGGCGTAGTAGCGGTACACGTCCTTACCGGTTTTGCTCCCGTGCTCTTTGACCAACGCTGGCGGTAGTGCATCCTTCACCGTCTCACTCTGCTCCGACAGCGGCTTGTCCCAGTCCAACATCTCGTCCTGATCTACCAGCACGTCGACGCGCATCAGGGCGCCTTCTGGTTTTGTTAAGCCGCCCGCGTATGCAACGGCTTCAGCCAGGGATTTCCGTTTTGCGCCCAGGTCCTCCTCGACGCCCTCACCCATACGATCGCGTTCCTCCAACTGGCCCAACTCCGCTTTTAGCTGGCGTACGGTTTCTTGTGCGTCCTCGTAGTTTTTTGCGTCCTTCCGACGCACGTCCGCCACCCAATACCCCTTGGCGATCCCCAGGCTCTGCGCCAGATACGTCCCCCACCCAAACGCCTGGGCGCCCTCTCCCGACCCCATGAAATTGTGGTTGAACTTGCGGAACTGAGCGGCCGTGCCGTGCCACGTGCCGCTCAACTCCAGCCGGGCGGCGCCATAGGCCATGTCCACCACATGCTGCGCCTGCAGGCCGTCGGCGTTCATCCAGCCAAGCCTGCGCACGGCCGCTTTGAACGCGGCATACACGGTGCGCAGCCAGCGCGCGGCGCTCCATCCGCCAGTGGCTTGCCCCGACGGCAGCGCGGTGGGTTTCACCCCGGCGTTCACGGCCTCTTCGATGAAGTACGCCACGATCTCGTCGCTTCGCTGGTCGGCGTCTACGCCTGCAGCAACCACCCGCGCCACGGCTGCCTTGGCGATGCGTGTCTCGGCCGACCCATCGTTGCGCGCAGCCCACTCAAGGACTTTGTTGACCAGGACGTCACGCTGCGCTGCGCTGAGAATGTTCTCCATCCCGAGGTGCGCGCCGATTTCGTGCAGCACCTTGCTCAGCGCTTTGCCCTTGCCGATGTTGCCGGCGATGAAGTACGCGCGGTCTTTGTAGACGAACGCCGTTGGCACCGCGCCGTCGCGGCTTTCTTTGACCACGCGGTCTCGCAACGCAGTGGGCAGGTCGTTGACGCTATCGACAACAGTCACTTTGCGCGGGTTCAGCTCCAGCCCCGACCCCTTCAGCTCCTGCTGGAACTGCTGCGCCGTCATGCCGCCGCCAGAGGGCTCTTTGGAATACTGGATTTCTCCGTCTGCCTCTTTTGCCGCGCGCTGCGCTGTTGTGCTTGGGCCAACCCCCGCGGTCTCCAACTCTTCCAGCCGCACCTCGATGGTGTTGATCCGGCGCTGCAAGCGCTGCGTGAACTCGGTGTACTTGGCCTTGGCTTCCGGCGTCTTGGCCTTCGCCAGCGCCGCCTGCGCCTTTTCCTTGAGCGCTTCACGCTCTTGCAGCTCAAGCGTCAGCTGCTCAATCTCCACGTCTTTGTTGGCCTGTGCAACCGCCTGCTTGGCGCTGACGCCTTTGCGCCGGCCGGCCTGGGTGATGGGGCGTTGTGGTGGCGCGGCGCGCGCGCCGGCAGTCAGCAGCTCCCCGGTCCGCATAACCCCCGGCGCAGCCGACTGCTCCCGAACCGTGGGGCCGATGACGCGTGGGGCGAGCCGCGTGCCGGGCACGACGCGGTTGGCGCGTTCCGCCTCTTCTCGGCGCTCTTCGGCTGTCAGCAGCGTCGTGCGCTTGGGGGCGCTACTCAAGCTGCCAACCACTGCGTCAAAGTGCGCCAAGCTCCTGCGCGTCTTGTTGCGCTCGCGCATCCGCGAGTCGCGCAGCTTCACTGCCGCCTCCAGCGCGGCCGTGGTTTCCGGGGTGCTCTCCTTGGTATCGGCGCGGCGCGCGGCGTCTACAGCCTCTTTTGCCTCCAGGTACGATGCGTTCTGCTTCGCCATCTTGTCGGCCAGCGTTTGCCGCTCGGTCCTCGCCGCGTCGACCGCGCGTTGGATGGACTCAGCATCCCCGGTGGTTGCGTCGCCAGCAATGTCTTTGAGCGTACGCAGCACCCCAAGATCGCGGTTGCGCTTATCGCGCGTCGTCTTCGGCAGCGTTTCATCCGCAGCGTCGGCTTCCTTTGCCGCGATCTTTTCGTCAATGCCGTCCAGGGCGCGGGCCAACTGCTCGCGCGCGGTGCCCTGGAACTCGACCAGCTCCCCTGGCAGCCCCGTGCGCATCGTTTCAAGCGCGCTGTTGCGCTGGTTTGTCTCACGCTGCGCAACGCCAGCGTCTTTTTCGGCGCGCAGTTGCGCGCGGGCCTGTGGCACTGTCTTGTTGGTACGCACACGCGCTTCGCCCGCCAGCGACGCGGGCTCCAACCAATGCGCGGCAATTGCCTCCGTAGCGTCGTTGCTCGGCGGTGGCGTGGGCTGCGCGGTATACGGATACGCCACCGTGGCCGTAGACACCCGCTCTACCGTGGGGGCCGCGCCGGTCTGCTGCTTCTGCATGACGTCGGCCGGGACCGCCTGCGACAGCTGCCCCTGAATGCCCCGCGTGGCTTCGCCCCGTGGCGGAGGAGCCTTAAGCCCGAGCTCTTTTGCCGCGTGGTAGGCGGCTTGCGCCGTGTCCCCAAGCCATATCTGGCTGTACGGAAGCGCCTCAGCGAGTCGCTCTTGCTCTGCGCGGGGGAGTTTCTGCAGCGCGTCGAGGCTGTCGTCTTTGGTCGCCGTGCCCTGCTGGTACTTATACAGCGCACTGGCCAGGGTAGGTGGCGTGCGCGCCGCGTCCGCTTGTTTGCGCAACGCGTCGATCGCCCGCTGCGCAGCGGTGATGTCTTTGGCCTTGCGGGCTTCCTTGAGGTCGGCCAACAGATCGTCGCGCGTCTTCGGCTGCTGTCCCTGCGCGTCCGCGAACGGTAGCAGCCCCTGCTCCACCACGCTGGTGCTCATGGTGCGCGCCTCGAACGCCTGCTTGCGAGCTTCACGCTCCGCAACCTCCCTAGTGGCCCCGCGTTCGCGCCCCTGCGCCAGCAAATCGTCATTCGTTTCGTTGCGCTGCCCGGCCAAAAGCCCTTGCGCGCGGTTGGGGTCGAGCGCCTGGGAGCGGGCGTCCATGATCTGCTGGCGCAGCGCGTCTTGCCTGGAAACACCAAGCAGCGCCTCGTTGTTGGCAGCAGCGTCGCTTTGCCGTTCGAGCATCATGGCTCGGTCAGAAGCTGACAGCGGCGGGCGGGGCTGCAGCCTAGCGTTGGCGTCTTCGGTCGCCCGCATGTTTTCTTTGGACAACAAATCCAGCGTCTGGGGCTGCGCCGGCGCGGCGCCCGCCGCTTTTATTTTGGCAACAAGCGTTGCCACGCGGTCGGTGTCGCCCTCCTCCCCGGCTTTCTGCAGCTGCTTGTACAACCGCTCCAACGGGTCCGATCGCGCTTCGGTGGGCGGCGGGGGCGGCATGCCGCGCAGTTGCTCCTGCGCGGCGGAAAGGGCCTGTGCGGTCTGCCCCCGGCCCTGCACCAGACGGTCTAGGAGGTCGATGTCGCGCTCTTGCGCGGCGATGGAAATCTCTTGGTCGACGTCTTGCAGGTGCGCGTGCAAGGCACGCTCCTGCTGCTCCAGCGACAGGCGTTGGCGCAACGCCTCTTCCGTTGTTGGCTGGGTGGAGGGCGTCGGCCGCGCCACGACAGCGCTTCCGTCAAGCCCCATCTGCGTGCCGGGCGGGTACGCCATAACCCCAGGGGCCGCGTTATCCACGGGCGCCGCTGCTGTGCCCTGCGCGGCGGCTGCCGCCTGCTCCGTACGCGCTTGCTCGGCCTCGGCCTGCACCCGCTGCAGCTCCGCCAACTCCGCACGTCGGGGGGCGATCTCGGTGGCAATCTGTTTGGCCTCGGCGCCAAGCTCCTGCAACTGCCGCTTGATGTCGGCGTTGGTCGCGCGGTCCAGCGCGGTCTCAGGCTTCGGGTTCAGCTGCGCCTTGAGCGCGGCCTGCTGCTCTTCCAGCGCCTGCAGCTTGGCGCTCTGCTCGACCAGATACTGTGGCGACGCCTTGGCAGCCTCCTGTTGAGCCGTCTGCTGTTGTTGCGCCTCTTCCTGCGCGCGTAGCTCTGCCAGGATGGCGTCGCGCTTGGTCTTGTCCTCTCCTGTCGGAGCCCCGGCCCCGCGCCCGGCGCGTTTTCCAAGCGCAAGGTCGAGTAGCCCCTGGACCAGCACGCCTGTGCCGGCGCCAACCCCCGCAGCCTCTCCTACGCCCTCGACAATTTCCTGCTCTGGCTTGTAGACGTTCTGGGCAATGAGGTTCTGCAACGCGGAGCTGGCGGCTTCCTGCGCCGCCTCGATGCCCCCTGTGGACATCGCCCGCTTGACGCGGTCGACGACAGCGCGCTTGATCGGCTCTCCGAGCGTCCTGAACATGCGCTCGACGGGGGCCATCTCAAGGAGGCCGACGGGGGCCCCGGCCAGCGTAGCCATCCTGCGCTGCTCGTCCGTAGCGCCGTCTTGCTCTGCGCGTGTGCGGGCTTCGCCGGCGCCCTGCGCCACCGCGACTCCTGAAGCAGCGACGCGCCCCGCGGCGCCGAACGGGCCGGCGGCGAGGTACGGCAGCACGCTACCTACGCCCTCACCAACCTTGCGCGAGTACGCGTCTTCGTACCCGGGGGCCGCCGCGAACGGCGCCTTCAGCGCAGCGGCCGTCTTGGACGCAACGCCACGAACAGCCTGCTCGGCGCCTTCCGGCAGCATCGCAGCCGCACCCGTAACGGCGGACTCAAGCGCGCCGATAGCGCCAGGGATGGGGCCCTTGAAGAGCTCCTTAACGTGCCCGCCAACAGTCTGTGGCTCAGGCACACGCCCGAGCTTGGCGATCACCGCCTGCGCCACCTGCTCTTTTGTCGCCCCTGGGGGCCCCTCTATCTCGTATGTTTTGCCGTCTGGAGCTTCGATCTGATAGAGGGGCATGGTGCGTTCCTACTGTGGCGCCGCTTTCACGCTGGGGGAACCCCACTTGGAGAGGTCAAGCGTTGACGCCGGTCCGCCCGATTGTACCGGCGAGACAAACGGAACGCCATACGACTCGTGGTACGCCCGCAGCAGCGCCTCAAGCTCCTGGCGCGCGGCTTTCTTTTCCGCTGGCAGCAACGCTTCCTGCGCCCGTTTCGACGCATCCGCAATGCGGGCGTCGTTCTTGAGTGCGTCGTTCAGCAGCTTCTGCCGCATAACCGGGTCCTGCGCTTTGGCTTCCGCGCCTTGCGCGGACAGCGCCGACCGGTCGCGCGCCGTGTCGTACCCATAGCGTTGCGTGGCCTGCTGCCCTGCAGACACAGCGAAATCCTTCGCCAGAGTGGCGCGGTTCTTCACGGCGCTGTTCTGCATCTCCTGGGCCTTGGCGGCGTACTCGGCCGCGAGGGCGTACTGGCCAGCCTCTTGAGCGTCTTGCGCCTTGGCCGCAAGCACCTGGATGCTGGCGAGCTTGGTCTGGAAGTCCCCCGCTTCTTTGCGCCGTTCGGAATCAAGTGTGGCGTACTCGCGCCCGACAGACGCCAGCCCCCCGCGTCCCCCCGCGCTCAGAATACGCGCCAGATCGGCAAGACCACGGCCAGACTCCGACTGCTGACGCGCCTGCAACATCTGCGCCACAGCATCTTTGTGCGCTGCGGCCTCGCGCCCTTGCGGTTTGTACCTGGCCACCGCCTGCATATACTCGTCGACCGACTGCGGCCCCTTCGTATCACCGAGGTACGTTTTCAGTTCAGGCGGCATCGCAAGCTCTGGGGACGGCGCGGCGGCGGAAGGACCGCCCGCAACTTCACCCTGCCCCCCGCGCTGGCGCGTGTCAGCTACAGCAGTTTGGGGCGCCTCCGGTGCGGGGGGCTGCTCCGCCCCCGGCGTAACCACCGCTGGGTTCACGACGCCCCGTCCAGCCCCTGCTCCGGCGGACGTCCTGTAAAGGTCAGCGCCGCCGGGCTGCATGAACTGGCGAAGTTTGTCGAATGGATTGACGCTCCGCGACGGCAGCTGGCCGCTTAGCTGCCCGGCGGCTGTGCGCGCCGGGTCCTGCATGTTGCCTAGCAGCGCATCAATGCCTGCCGTGTCGGCGGCGGGCGCGTCTGGACGTTTGCCCCGTTGCGTCCTAGACAGCTCTTGGGTTACGGCGGCCACGTCCGCCTCGGCGCGTTGCTTACTCGCCGGGTCTGGGGCGCTAGCCACCCTCGCCCGCGCCCCCGCCAATTCCGCCTGCAGAACCGCGTGTACGTCCATTTCTGCCGGCGTAGACTGCAGACGCGCGCCGGGGCTGGAAGGCTCCGTCGTACGGACGTTGTTGACGCCAACCGCAAGAATCCGCCGCAACCGAGCGGCCTCTCGCGCTGCTGCTGCTGCTGCCGCGGTGTCGTTACGCGCCAATGCATCCTGCTGCGCCGCCTCGGCCTGTCGTATTTCTTGTTGGTAGACGTCTTCCTGCTCGCCCGGACCCGCGCGCCACGCGCCGAACGGTGTCGGCCCGCCCGCAGCTAAAGCCACTACACCGCCGGCTGCCATCCCTTGCGGTTGTTGCGGACGCTGCTGCCCGAGCATCTGCTGCATGCCCTGCTGACGTTGTTGAAGCGCAGACATGAGCCCCGTCTGCTGGACGATCTGGTCCTTGATGGTGGGCTGCGGCCCCTGCTGCGCCTGACCCTGCCCCTGGGCTTGACCGGACTGCATCATGCTCTTGCGCCGCGAGAGTTCGGACAGCGCCACGTACGGCGGTACGTCGGGGTTGGCCCCCTGCGCGTACGACATCAGCGCCTGGATCGGCATGCCCTTGAGCTGCTCTTGAATCTGAATGAGGTTCGCCATGTGTGTTCCTTATGGGATTTCCGGCGGGGCCGTCAGTTGGTTCAACTGGTTGTACAACCCGGTCAGCCCGCCGACAGCGCCGAGAAGCTCCTCCAGACTGCTCTGCGACGTCGCGCCCTCCGTGGAGGTGCCAAGTGGCAGCCCCTGAAGCATGGACTGCTGGAACTGCAGCTGCTGCTGCGGGTACTGCATCTGGCGCAGGTACTCCGCGTAGTCCGCAGCGACGCCGGCCTGATTGATCATCTGCTGCGTGTTGCCTGCGTTGGCCAGCGCACCGAGCCCTTGCAGCTGCGCGGTGTACATGCTGGTGCCGAGCTGCCCGAGGTTCGCCCCGGCCTGCCCAGCCAACTGCAGCCCCTGGAGACCGTAGTTGGCCCCGAACTGATTCGCCGCCTCTTGCGCCTGCTGCGCGGACAACCCGTATTGCGCCTGGAGCTGCGCCGCGGTCATGCCCTGCTGCGACCGGAACTGGTTCGCCGCTTCCTGTGCCTGCTGCGCCGTCATCCCGTACTGTGCCTGGAGCTGCGCTGCGGTCATGCCTTGTTGAGACGTGAATTGGTTCGCCGCTTCCTGAGCCTGCTGTGCGGACAGACCATACTGCGCCTGAAGCTGGGATGCGGTCATCGCTTGCTGCGCCGCAAACTGGTTCTGCGCTGCGTTGCCTTGCTGTGCCTGCATGCCGAAGCTCGCCGCGTTCTGCGCGTTTGTCAGCGCTTGTTGTGCGGCGAACTGGTTCTGCGCTGCGTTGCCTTGCTGTGCCTGCATGCCATACGCCGCCGCCTGCTGCGCAGCAGTCATGTCCTGGCCAGCGGCGAACTGCCGAGACTGCTCGCCCAGCTGCTGCGCCTGGAGGCCGTACCGCGCGGCGTCGCCCGCAGCCTGCACCGCTTGGTTGGTGCCGAACTGACTTGTCTGCTCCCGCAAGCGCGCGGCGTCAAGACCAAACTGCGCCGCGTACTGCGCGGCCGTCATGCCCTGCTGCGCGCCAAACTGCCTGGACTGCTCGGTGCCGCGCTGCGCGTCGTGGAAACGCTGCTGATCCCGCTCGAACTGCTGCTGCGAGTTCTCGAACGCTTTCTGGTACCCAGTGCCGTATATGTCACTCACCTGCTGCAGCAGGTTCTGGTTCCCCAGAGACTCCATGATGGCCTGCCGGCTGCCGCCGTAAGCCCCCGCGCGCGTCATGCGCCCGGCGTCCGTCATGCGCTGGCGTGTGGCTTCCTCCTGGGCGCGGCGCACCTGGGGCGTCAGCGCTCCTTCGATGAAGGGCGACATGTACTTGTTCATCTGATCCGTACCAAACTCGTTGGACACGAACTGATGCGGCGCGTACGCCCCGGGGGCGGCGAACTGCGACTGGTAGTTGGACTGCCCGGACTGGTAGTTCATCGCCGAGTCGGGCGCTTGGTACCCGGACGAGAAAGCAGACGCCGCGTAGTTGGCCGGAGCCTGAAACGTGTTGGTGAACTGCGTCGGGTTGTACGCCGCCGTCGCCTGATACGTGTCCGTGAACTGCGTCGGGTTGTACGCCGTCGGGGCTTGGTACGCGTTGGAGAACTGCTGCGGCGCGTGCGCGCTCGGCGCGCTGTACGTGCTGGAGAACTGCGTCGGGTCGTACGCGCCGGGAGCTTGGTACGCGTTGGAGAATTGTGTCGGGGCGTAGCGCTGGTTGGCCGCTGCGTTGGCCACATACCCCAGTGTGTTCGACGCCCCCTGGTACTCGGCGGGCAGCGTCAGGCCGGCCAGACCAGACCAAGCCTGATTCTGAAGCTGCGACGACCCGGCCGTCAGCGGGCCTTGGTAGACCTCGTACGGCAGCTGCGCAACCGCCTGCGCCTGCCCGAGCATGTCCGCGACATACGGGCCCGCCCATTCGGACATCGTGGAGGTGGACGTGGTAGCCATGTGTGCCCCTTACACCCGGCGCTGCTGCCGGGGGTTGCCATACGCCTGCTGGCGCGTGTTGTTCATGAGTTGGTGCAGTGCGGCAACACCTTTTGGATGGCTGCCGTTACCGGCCCGCGCTACGAGCTGCGGGTCCATGTACATCTCGCCACGCGCCACGGCCGCTGGTTGCTGGCCGTCAATGTGCGCTGGGATCGAGTCACTCTGGCCGTCGCCCGGCCCGTCGATAAGCTGGCCGCCACCGAACATGGACCGCACCCGCTCCGCGCCAGCGTTGGTCGAGCCATTACCGAGCGCGCTGATGACGTCCGCCGGCAGAACGAACGCGTTCGACTGCAACGGGAACCCCTGCGCCTGCCTGTTGGCAAGCGCGTGCAGCCCTCCAGGGACCTGTCCGCCAGCGGCCAGTTTCGTCAGTTCGGTGTTGCCAAAGTACCGCAGCGGCGCGCTGCCAGGACGGCGCGTTTCAACATCGTTGTCTCGCTGCCACTGCTGCACCTGCGTGGGGGAGAACCCTGTCGCGCGCGACAGGTCGTCCGTGGAGACGCCGAAGTAGCGCGCAGCGGTCCCGATAGCCTGCGGGTTGTCGATGTTCGCCGCCACGTACCCCTTGATGTTCTCGTCGGTGACGCGGCCGGGCATGAACTGCCGCGACGCCTTGTACTTCGGAATCTCGCCCTGGAACATGCCGGCAGCGGCGCTGCCGGAGTTGTTGCCGGACCCCCGGAGAGCCGCAAGCGCCGCAAGCCCGGTGAGCATACCGGCGGGCGTAGTCAACGCGTTCCCGATGTTGCTCAGCATGTTCCCCCAAGAGCCGCCCGCGCTTGTGTTGGGGGGCAGAGCGACACTGGTGGGCACCTGCGCAGCGTAGGGCAGCCCGTACGCAACGGCGGGTGAAACGGTGTCAGGCACTACAGGGCCGAGGCCGAGCTGCTCGTTGGCCTGTTGAGAGTCCACGGCCGGGCGGAACGGGGCGGGGGCAGCAGGCGCCTGAGCGGCTGGGTCCGCCGGAGCGGGGGGGCTGTTCTGCAGCAGCGACTGCCAGAACGCTTCGTTCTCCGCTTCGTTGTCGCCAAGCTCCAAAAGCGACTGCCAATACGCCTCGTTCTCGGCTTCGTTGTCGCCGGTGCCCAAAAGCGACTGCCAGTATGCCTCGTTCTGGGACTCGTCCGGCGCGAGGTCCTGCATCTCCAGCGCCAACCAACCGAGATCGTCATCGTCACCCATATCTAATCCCCCGCAGCGGCCACCCGCGTGGCCAAAGAAATGATCTGCTGCGGCGTGAGGTCTCGCCCACGAAGCAGCGCCGGAGCCGCTGTAGCGGCCATGGCGATTGCGCGGCTCGCCGCCGCGGGGCTCATGCCCATATCGCTGACCATCATGCTTCGGGCCCCATTCAACGCAGAGCGCGTGCCAGCGCTGACGGCAGCGTTCAGTAGCGACTGCCCGATGTTGCCGCCGTAGGGGAGCGAGGCCGCCACGTTGCGCGCAGCGCTCGTGGTGAAGTCCCGCATACCCTCGCTACCCATACCCTGCACAAAATCGCTGTTGCCGACGACGTCGCCAGCCACAGAACCAAGCGCCCCGGACAAGAACCCCCGCCCCGCCCCGCCGCCAGACAGCGCCCCGGAGATGCCGCCCACAACCCCAGACGACAGCGCGTTCGACGCCAGGGAGCCAAGCCCGGTAGCGGAGCCTATGGCCCCACTGAGCTGCGGAGCAAGCATCCCGGACAGCCCGCCAAACGGAGTGGCCAGCATGCCGACGATCGGCGCAGCCTCTTGGAAGAAGCTCTGTTGGTCGTACCGGAACGTCTCCGGCGCCGCCATCGGCACCAGCCTGTCGCCTTCCCGACGGTACATGACACGGGCGTACTGGTCTTCCTGCGGAGCGTCTGGCAGAGCGCCCTCGCCCCACCCCTGTCGATTGGCCGTTACAAGGTACTTGTCCTTCAGCCTGGGGTCTTGCCCAATGGCGTTCCACAGAGCGCCATAGTCAGTGTCGGTGCCGATCTGCTCCTGCGCGCCGCCTTCGCCGGTCGTGTACCGGGCCGTGGTGTACTGCGTGGGGTCGATGCCCAGCCTGGAAGCTGCGGCCTCCAAGCCCTCGTACCGCGTTGTCGGGTCGGACCCTTCCGCGCCGGCGGTCGTGAAGCGTTTCGCGCCAAGAAGCTCGGCGCCAGAGCGAACTCCGGTGACGTAAGGGCTGCCCTCCAGCACGCCCCAGCCAAGCCCTGTGTCGCGGTGGATGTTCCCGAAGTTGCCACCCATCTGGTCGAACACAGCGGCGTTCAACACAGGAGCGCCGTTCACGACGCCATAAGCGCCGTAGCCCTGCTGCGCAGCAGGGGCGTTCACCAAAGTTTGCAGTCCGGCGTCCATATCATAGTGTATTCGATACGAAGGTCATGGTGGCGATCACCGACGGCGTGGCCGGCCGTGTGGGGCTGACCGCCGATGCCAGATGCTGGATAGAAACGCTGGTGTTGTTTGTGCACCACATTATCTCAACATAATCGCTGGCGTTCATCGTGACGAGGAAATTCAGCGCCGCGATCAGGTGCCCGTCGATGCCGCCGTGGCTGTTTGGTATCGAAAACCGCGAGTTGCTGTTGCCTACGTTGGCCCCGTTCACGGCAAACCAGACGTCAACGTCGTGGATGGCCGTGTCCGTGTTGACGAACTGCGCGCTGAACTGCAGATTGTATGTTCCAGCGTCTTCAACCGTGATCCTGGACGTCGGGCTGCCGAGCGCCACGCCCTGCGTGCCGTCGGTGGTGTTGAACGTCATGGCGTACGCCACGGTCGTGCTGGCCGCCGTCTGGTCCGTCGCGTCGGAAAACGCCCCGTACGGGGCGTTGAGAAACCGCGTGCCGCGCGGGCCCTGGATGGACGCCACCCAGCTGTCGAGCTGGGAAAAAAACAGCCGCAGCGTACCGAGCAGCTGCTCAAAGTACTGCTTGTTGTACTCCTTCGGCGGGAGCGGTAGGCTCGGAGAGCGGCTGCGCTGGCTCATTGCCGGCCGTCCGGGCGGACGTCGATGCGCGGGGCCCCAAGCTGCCACATGACGCCTACGCCGTCCGAACTAACCTTGAACGCCATCTGGCGCCCTCGGATGCGGATATACGCGTACTGCGTGAACTGCTCTACGGGCGCGCTGGACACACGCGCCACCGTCGGGTTGTCCGACGCCCAGTAGTCCGCCCCCGGGTTGCGCCGTGGGCGCGCGGTGAACGTGGCGCTCGGCGTTGCCGTTGTGGACCCGATGAACGTCAGATCGGGGATGATGCGCCACACAAACCCGAAATTGTGCCCATCGCCGATGTCGAAGTCGTTCGACTGGATGTACGCCTCAATGGGCGCTGGGGACGAAGACTCCGAGTCGTCGCACCCGACCTCGTGGTACACGAGCTTGTTGCGCGGCGTGGCCGCCACAGGGTACCGACGCAATGGGGAGTCGAGCCACGCAGTACGATCCATGTTGCCGAAGTACCAGATGTCCTCCAGGTGGTTGTACACAACGTACTTGTCGACAACGGTGGAGCTGCCGCTGCAGTAGAACCACCAGACCTCGTTGAAGCCTTCGTTCGTGCCGCAATACACCTGCCATGCCTGCTCTTTGTTGACGTCGCTGAACACTTGGTGCCATATCTGGCAGTCCAGCGTCTCGACCCGCCCGGTGTACTTGTAAAACTTGTCCTCGCCCATCCAGTACGTGATGTTGTTCACCGTAGCCACGGCGTTGGGGCCGATGATCGACAGGTTGTTCATCACAAGCGTCACTGTCCACACGTCCGGCACGCCGACGAACTGCAGCGAGTAGAGCGCGCTGTCGGTCCACACCAACGTCTCCTGACGCGTCTCCAGCGCGGTGGCGATGTACGACCCCTGGGACAGCCGGATGCTGCCGGACTGGTTCAACGGACCTGGGTTCCAGTTGGTGTAGTCCTCCTGGTCAGACCAGCGGATGAGCATCGGGTCGAGCGTCGTGCCGCCGATGTCGTTCGTGCCCATCACCATGGCAAAGCGCGACACCCCGCTGACCATCAACACGTTCTGGTACAACGGAATCTCGGTGCCGGTAACGGCCGTGCCGCGCGTCGTGACACCGGTCGACGCATCCCACACATACAGCGCGCCACCGCGCGGGCCATAAAGCAGGTCTTCGCCAAACTGCGCGTGGTTCCAGATGCGCAACTGCTGCCCGATGCCGATGGTCGTGCCGGAACCCCAACCGCCGCGCCCCCACACGCCCGTGCCCCAACCAACACCAAGGGAGTACGTCTCCAGGCCGATCGTCACTTCGTAGCTGGCAGAGACCGCCGCCCCACCGCCCGCGCCGGTGCCGGTGGCTGCGGTAGCCACCGTGATCTCGTAGTTGTCCGCGTCGACGAGCGTGATCTGGTGCTCGATATTCAGGTCTCCGGCGGGTACCCCGTTAACCGCTGTCGCGCCAGAGAACACGACATAGTCGCCATCCACGCACCCGTGCGCCACGTCATACACGTCCACCGTAGTGAGCCCGTTGGTCGTCGTGAACGGGTTGTTGAGCGTGACGATGCGCCGGAACGGTGTCACGTCGTTGTACGCGCCGCCCTTCTCGATGTAGTACTTCACGTGCGTGCCGATGCCAAGCAAGTTCTCGCCGGCCAGCGTCACCCAGTTGGTCAGCGCCCGGCAGATGCCGAGGAACGTGGACGTCGTCAGCGCCTCCCACCCGCCGAGCTTTTCCGGGAAACCGGAGCGGAAGCGCACCTTGTCGCAGTCGTACCAGCCCCCTTCCCCAGCCGTAGTGGTGGTGTCGGTGTTCAAACCGGGCTTGAATAGGAGCTTTTGCAGCGGCATGGCGTTACTTGGTACAGACGTTGCGGACGTAGTCCTGGAGCCCTAAGAGCTGCGCCGCCAGTCCGTCAGCATGTTGTGCCAGCGTTGTAGCAGCTGCCGCACACTCTCCGATGATCGCGTTGCGGGGGTCTCCATCAGCACCTCGGGTGGCGGGGGTATTTTGGCCGCTTCCGGCGGCGCCGGCAAGCGCGCTGCGCAACCGCTCAAGCTCGCCAGAAGCACCAGCAGCATCAGACGCTGCCTTACGACGTAGTTGCGCATACCTGACCTCCGTTTTCTGCCTCTCGGCGTTGAGCTCCTGCTCCTTGGCGCGTGCCCGCACGCCCGCGTCGTGCACCGCGTCTTTGTACTGCGCCGTGAGACGCTCGACCCGGCTCTGCTGAATCTTCCACGCACCTGTGGCCGCTATCGCGGCGCCGAGCAGCGCGGCGGCGACGTGGGTGTACAGCATCACGCGCCCCCTTCGGCAGCGGTCAGGCACCAATTTTTCTCGTACTGACGGCGGTTCTGCAGCCCGCGCACGTACACCCCGGCGGCGTAACTCCAGGCAGGGGCGCCACCAAGCCCGGTGGCCAGCGCCTTGCACGCCTCCTCCCGCTTACCCTCGCGCATCAGCCGCGCCGCACGGCTTCCGCATGCCGCTGTGGGGCCGACGTTCACCGTGAACAGCGTGAACGCGTCGAAGGAGTTCTGGTCGAACTTGTCGGCCGGGATGCACTTGAGCACGGCCTTGCCGTATTCGATCGTCGTCTGGCGGTCGATCGCGTCGCATTCTTGCTTGGTGAGCGCTTCCCCGACAGGACGTGGGGGGTGCGTGCGCCCGGAGCAGTACGTCGGAAGCCCGCCGGCCAGCTTGTCCGCGTACACAAAGAGCTCTTGTTTCTCCCACAACGTCAGCGCCGCAACAATGGCGGCGCCACCAAGCACTAGCGCCCCACCTTTCTTGGCGATGCCCTTTTTATCCGTTGTCATTGGACCCCCCTTGCTGCGCCAGCAGACGCGTCACAAACGCGCCGCCGACAACCCCGAGCACGACAAGGGACGAGACCCAGCGTGGCCATGGCAGGTGGTCGGTCACCAGGGGCAGAACCGCCTCGCACCCAGACAACAGCCCGGCCAGCAGCATGAGCCGCACAGACCACGCCTGTCGAAGCACGCGCCCCCAGTCAGGCAACAGCCGCAGGCGCTTCATACGCCGCCCTTCAGCTTGTTCCAGAAGATACTGCCAGCGGCGATGAGCGCAGCGATCCAGGCCAGCGGCTTGGCCGCTTTGCCGATCATCTCGAACACCCGCCACGCGCCTTTAGCGTCACGCAGGATGCCGACGATCTCGTCGGTGTTGTCCTGTATGGCTTTGACTGCGGTTTCCATCGTGCTGTGCTTTCCTTCCAGGTCGGCGATGCGCTGCTCATGCGCGGTCAGCTTGCTCGCTATATCCTTCATGTCCACGGGTGCTACCTCTTATTGCTTTTCCTTGCTATGGCAGTTCCGCAGCGATGAACGTGCTGATTCGGTCCGAATACGCTTGGTTCGGATGCACGATATCAAGCAAGTCACTGCGGCCGAAAAACGGCACCCGCGCGTCAACGTCGATCAGCTGGGTGCCAGTGTCCAGCGCAACGCGCCGAATCGCATCGTTGTACTGCACAAGCGCGCGCAGGTACACACCGTTCATCTCGTCCGTGAACTCCGGCCACGGTGCGATGCGCACCGTCGTTGTCAGGAGCGGCGTTTTGCCCGCGGCGCGGACAGCGCCCACCATCCAGCGCGTCGTGCGCTCGAACGCAGCAATGCCTGTACCGGCATAGCGCATGCAGTCGGCGCCGCCAAAGCGCAGCACGACGTGGGTGTTCCGGTCCGCTGCCAACACACGCGCAAACGTCGGCTCGGCGTCTTGCGACGTCATGCCCGCCTTGCTGTAGTCTGTGGCCTCTACACCGGCCATCTGCGCAATCTGCGGCACCGGGCGCACCGCCAGCCCCAGCGCTTCCGTCGTCGAATCGCCGAAGAACGCAAACGAGTGCCGCCCGCCCCCGCCACAGGCCACGAGCGCGAAAGACAGAACGGCGGCAAGCAGACGCATGTCAGCTCGCCGGGCGGAGGTACGCAACGCTGAAGGTGTTGTACTCTGAGAAACCACCGCCAGACGCCAGCGGTTGCGCGGTAAACGTGCCGTTCGTCTGGAACAACACCCCTTCCACGTAATCCGAGACCCCAAGGTACACAACCGCCGTAGACTCGGCCGCGCAGTACTGCCCCGAACCACCAAACGCGAACGTGGAAGACACCCGCGTGGAGCCGTTCACCCGCATGCCGACAGCCATGCTCACCCCCGCCACAGACAGCACCAGCGTGGCCTTCACGCTGACTAGGTAGTACCCCGCAACGCCCGGCGTGCACCTGTAAGTGCCGGTGTCGAACACGCCCTGCGGGTCCAGGCCCGGTGAAGCCTCGTTATCGAACCCAATCACTGTCCAGAGGTTGGCATCGAACGACTGCGCGGACTCCTTGCGCACGAGCACGACGCGAGGCGCGGTAGTGCCCGTCCCGCCGTTGGCCATAGCTACGGTGCCAGACAGTTTCGATGTCGCAAGCGACGTGATCCACGCCGGATTGGCGTACGCGCCCGTGGTGTATACGCCGTTGGTGACCGTAGACGCCGTGGTGGCGCTCGTTGCTGTGGCGGCGCTGCCGCTGATGTTGATGCCCCAGGTGCCGGTCGCGCCAGTGCCGTTCGTGGCTGGTGGTGTGAATCCCAGCGCTGTAGTGACATCGGAGCTGGTGAGCGTCACCGCCCCGGTGCGGGTGTTGAACGAAGAAACACCGGACGAAGCCGTAGTCGCCACCCAGGTCGTACCGTTCCACGTGAGCACTTGCCCTGACGCGCCGCCGACGATCTGCTGCACTTGCCCCGTGCCGTTGCCAAGGATGACGGCGTTCGTGGTCAGCGACGTGCGCCCAGTGCCGCCGTTCGCCGCGCTGAGGGTGCCACCAAGCGTAAGCGTGCCGGAAGACGTGACCGGCCCGCCGGAGAAACTCATCCCGGTCGACCCGCCGCTGGCGTCGACGCTGGTGACCGTTCCGTACCCGCCGGTGGAGATGGCCGCCGTCACAAACGCCGTGGATGCGACCTGCGTGGTGTTGGTCCCTGGCGTTGCTGTCGGCGCTGTCGGCACGCCCGTGAGCGCTGGGCTGCTTATGGTCGGCGTAGCGATGGTTGGTGACGTCGCCCTAACAAAGTCGCCGGTTCCAGTGGTACCGGAGGTCAGCGTCAGGGCGCCAGCCGTCAGCGCGGTCACGTACGACAAGCTCTCGTGAAAATTGGTGCCGTCACAATACACCGCCATGGTGGCGCCGGCGGGGATGACGACTCCCGTACCACCGGAAGTCTTGATCGTCAGCACCTGCCCTGTGCTGTTCTTGATGACGTATGCTTTTTCGACGGACGGGGCCACCACGTTTCGTGGCGCGGTCAGCGTGCCGCTGATGACCAAGATCGCGTTTCGTGCTTCGTCCGCCGCGCCGTTGAGCGACGTCAATGTGTAGTTGGCGTCTGTCATGGACACGGACGCCACACCGGCTACGGCGGTGTCGACCAGCGTACCGAGGTTCCTGTTGGTCGTCTGGCCCCATGTGCCGGACTGCTCACCGTCCCCGATGAGCTCCAATCGCAGCGAAGAGGAGTAGGTACTTGGCATGTTGGCCTCTAGTTGTAGATGGTCTGCCACCCACCGTTCGGCGCAGATGGCGTATTTTGCCACCCAGAAGGCCCGTTGTCATCAACCGGGTCCCAGCCATGCTTGAACAGCGCAATGGGGTAGAACACGTTTGCGTTCGTCACCAGCTGCGTTTGCAGTTGCACCGGACCGGTGGTGACCGCCGCCGCGTAGAACGCGTTTTCTGATGGAACGAGCGGTGGATAGACGACGACTGCCTGCGACACCGAAGCCGCGTAGAACGCATTTGCGTTCGTCACAAACGGCGCCGTGACGGCGACGGCACCGGGGGCGACGGACGGCGCGTAGACCGTACCGGTGCTTGCCACCAACGGGGCTGTGACGACTACGGCGCCTGGGGCCAACGATGCTGCGTAGAAGTCGTTGGCGTTCGTCACCAATGGGGCGGTGATGGTGACGCCGCCCGTAGACAGCGCTGCTGCGTAGAAGTCGTTGGTGTTCGTCACCAACGGCGCTGTCAGCACGGCCGCGCCTTGCGATACCGCCGGTGCGTAGATGGTGTTGGTGTTCGTCACCAACGGCGCCGTGACGGCGACGGCGCCGGGGGCGATAGATGGCGTGTAAACCGTAGTGGTATTCGTCACCAACGGCGCCGTGACGGCGACGGCACCTGGGGCCAACGACGCTGCGTAGAACGTACTGCTGTTGGTGACCTGCGGAACGGCGAGGGAGACCGCCCCCTGTGTGACGGTTGGCCCGTAGAACGTGCTGCTGTTGGTCAGCAGTGGGACGGTGACCGCGACCGAGCCAGCCGCGAGCGATGCGGAGTAGAACGTGCTGGCGTTGGTCAGCAGCGACGGCGACAGCGTGACGGCGCCAGCAGTGAGCGACGCGGCGTAGAAATCGCCCGTGTTGGTCAGCAGCGGAGCTGTGACCGCGACAGCGCCTGGTGTGACTGTGGCAGCGTAGAAGCTGCTGGAGTTGGTCAGCAGTGGCGCATCAACCGATACTGCGCCGGGCGTGACTGTGGGCGTGAAAAAGCCGCTGGCGTTGGTGACCAGCGGCGGGGCTAGGGTTTGACTGCCGCCTCCCCCTCCTGCCGTGAGAGCCAGCAGCAGTGACACGAGCTACTACTCCCAGCCGTACGTGTACGTAACCAGATGCGCGATCACACCAGCCGATGGTGCGGTGCCGATTTTCTTTTTCACCACTGCGATGAACTCACCCGGATTGACGAACACCGGCGCGTCGCCAAAGTCCATCTCAACCGTTTGCAGCAGCGTGAGAGCCGCAGCAGCAGATGCCACCGTTTGCAGGCCCAACGGCACACGGCGCGGGGCCTTGGTTGTTGCGGCCTCAGCCGTGGCGAGGGATACGGCTGTATGCCCAAACGCGAGCGACCAACTGGCCACATACCCGCCGCCCGTGAGGGCCGTTTGCACGAACGACTGCACCCGCACCATGTGCACCACCAGCCGCCGCCCTGAGAAGTTGGCCGTTGCAGCAGGAACTTGATACGACAGGATCACGCCGTCGGTCGTTACCGCTAGCGTGTCGGTCTCCCACACCTGACCACCGAGGCCCGTACCCAGCGCCGCCGTGGTGTTGGTTGGCACTGCCGCAGTTGGGTTTGCGGAGTTGGCATAGGCAGCCAAACTGCCCATAGTGCCGCCCGACGAGCCCTGATAGCTGCCGAACATGCGATTGCCCGACGTACCGGGGAGAGACGTGTAATTGACGCCGCCTTGCCGGACGTTGTACGCGCCGAAAAATGCCTGCAACACGCCAGCCGCAGCGCCGCCCGTAATGCGGTGTTTGAAGAACCCGACCGCAGCACCGCCCATGCTCATTCGGGGCTGACCAACAGGCAACGGGATGCGCCCGAGCATGACAGCGCCCGTGCCATCGTTGACCCAAAATACAGCCTCGACCATCGACTGGTAGACGATGAATTGATAGCGTTTATTGTTGGTGTAGGTCCACGTCCCCGTACCACCCGACAGCGGGAACACGCCGGTTGACGTCTCCGATGCGTTGTAGGAGCAGATGCCCTGCACGCCCGAAGATGACACGCGGAAAAACACGCCGTCAGATGGCTCCGCAGTCGCTCCACCGGGCACGCCTACGCCCCATTCGATGAATGTGTTTGTGGTGGGCTGCGCACTGAATGCGACCCCCACATCCATGCTCAGGGTCGTTGTTCCGACCACGGGGAAGGTGGCGTAGGTGCTCAACTGAACACCCGTGGTAGTGGTCGTGATTGAACCGCTGTTGGTCGTCCACTGGCCCGCAGTGAACGTGCTAGCCATCGTGGTCGATGCCAGATTGTGCTTGCCCGTGTTCTGCGCCGTGTAGTTGAACACCTCCTCATCCAGCAGCAAGTCCTGCGAGACGCGAGCACGGTAATCAGCATCGAGTTCGAGCGGGCGAAGAACAACCGACCCCGTGACGAAGCCGGCATCGACCTCGCCCATTGCGCGAGAGCCGCCCACCTTGTCGCCGTTTGTGTAGGCGTCAGGCTCAGTCATCGACAGTTGATAGCCCCCCGCGATGACCTCAGCCTGCGTGCCCGTGGTGCCGAGCTGCTTAACGTCCAATGCCATGATTTACCCCTTAATCAGCCCATACCCAACGCACGGAGAATTGCCCTTGCAGCTTTTCAGCGCTGCGACCGTAGATGGTGAAGCCGGTTCCAGCCGACGGAGTGCCGCAGGTCAGCGCGAGCCACAGCCCGATGTACCGATGATCCGCTGCCGTGTGATCCGCCGACGTGTCATCGCCCATCAGATACGCCTCGGCCTTGCTTGTGCCGAGAATCGACGTCTGCCCGGTGACAGCCACGCTAGCCTCGTTGGAGCCTGGGTAGGCTCCGAAGTCCAACGTCGCAGTGCCTTGCCCGGTAGCCATTACAGCGCGAAGATGCCGCTAGCGTTGAACGTGCAGTCGATGTTTCCGCCGTTGGGTGTCACCGGCAGATTGGTGACGCCCGTGTCGATGTACGCAACAAGCCGCCACGTTGTATTCGCACCTGCGTTTTTGACGAAGATGATCAGCGCCTCAGCCGTCGCACCCGTCACGCTGGGGAAGGTCACATTGGCACCATCGAACACACCATTGGTGAATGTCTTCGTGCCAATCTCTTGTTCCGTGCCAACCTGGGCAGACGCTGCGGACGAATAGAACTCATGCGCAGCGGAATAGGTGTAAGTGGCGGTGTCGATCAGGGCGATGTAAACGCCAGTCGTCCCGGACCCTGCGAGCGACGAATTCGCCGTCGCCTGCTGGATCGCCTCTTTCCATTTTGGGTACAGCGCATTTGCCATGGTATCTCCTGAAGGCGCGCTGTCTCAGCGCAAGGGTGTATTTTGCCAGTCAACAGCGCCGTCGTCATCCACCGGTGTCCAGGTGTTTAGCGGGTCGTCCGAGACAACGGCCCACACCACAGCACGGCCAACGCCCGGCACCGCGGCCACGCCAACAAGGACGACGGGGTCCACAGCGCCTCAGATGCGCAGGAGCGCCGTTGTGGACGACGCCGCCGGCATCTGCACGACGAAGTCGGTTCCGGTCGTTGTCTTGTCCGCGCCGAAGTCGAGCACGGCCACCGCTTTGTTCGACTTGCTGGCGTTGTAGAGCAGCGCGCCCCTGGCGGTAACGCTGGCTGCGGCCCAAGTGACGTCGTCGAAGTCAACGAACGCCGTCGCGCCAGACGAGGCCACGGAAACACCCGTCAAAACCGCCCCGCCAGCGCTGTAGCCGGCGCCGGAAGCCTCGTTCGCGGCGCTGTAGGTCGTCGTTGCCACATCGAGCGCCGCCGCAGATGTGAAAAGGGCCAGCTTGAACGTGTCGGTGCCGAACACGTGCACCCCACCGAACAAGTCCACTTTGAACGACACGCACATCGCCTGTGTAATCGCCATACGCTACTCCTCAAGCCACCGGCACACGGGTCTGCCCAGACCGGTACGCATCACGACGGTCCATGCCGTCACCCAGCCGCTTCAACTGCATCAGCGCCTCTTTGTAGCGCGTCTCATACAGCGCAACCATGTCGGCCTCTGACTTCATGAACACGGACGTCTCCACCAGCGTGCCGTACAGCAGCGCGGAGTCGAAGTTATCCCCAAGCCACGACGTGCCCGCGTCTACGATCGACGTCGGGTAGTAGTAATAGTGCAGTTCAAGGCCGTAAACGAAGTCAGGTGTCGGCCCCAGTATGGCGCTGTTGGCGTCGAACAGCGCGTAATACTTCGGCTGCCCGACCGACGCGCTCGTCGGATACGCTTCGCGGATGTAGTTCACATCCTTGTTCAACAGAAACTCCTGCGCCCCGGCGCCGGTGACCAGCGCAAGAGAATATGGCGCCAGGAAGTCTGTCGGGAGCGTTATGTACTGGTTACTGGCCGTCGTCGACCCCGTCACGTTCTTTCGCAGAGCGGGCAGCTGCACCGTGTTGTAGATGCGCTGCTCGGCCTGCCGAACCATGGTCGGAATCTGGTTGACGAACCTGGACTCCTCGTTCTCCGTGAAGTCCTGTATCGCCGTAACCAACTGCGTGTAGTTCACGCGGGCCCCTTCAGCAGCTAGAGCCGCGAGCTTTGGTGCCCTTCGTCGCCGCGCCATTTCCGCGCGTGACCATGCCGCCGGCGGCGAAGTTCTTCACCTTGCCGTTTTTCTCCGCCATCTCGTGGCGGATCATGGCCTTCGGGGCGCCCTTCTTGCGCATAAAGTCGATCTCTTTCTGCATCATCTTTTTGGACTCGGCCATTTCGCGCTCCTTATGTAGCAACAACCACGGTGCCAACGGCGGCATCCGCCGAAAGCCCCAGCAAGGGGCTCCACCCCCAGACAATATCACGACTGCCGTCAGGCCCCAACGATGTGTCCGGCCTCGGCCGGCGCAGCGCTTGCGGGTCCGTGACGCGCACCATACCCTGCATGTTCTGCGGATGGTCCGGGTCCCAACACGAGCGGCACGCCAGGATGTTCGTCGGCGCCATACGCACAACCACTTCACGCATCTCCCGCAGGAGCGCGCGAAAGCCGCAGACGTCACAAAAGCCGAACGCGTTTTTGCCCCTGGCGTACGTGTCGCTCACACCATGCTCCTGGGCACCAAACGAATCGGCGCTTTCTCCCGGTCCTCGTCCGCCGCTGCCTGCCAAGCCTCGTCGTACTGTTGTTTTAAAACAACAAGCCGCTCCATGCCACCCGGCAGTTTCAGCGCAAGGTAATACGTGAGCCCAGCCACAAGGCAGTTGATGAACCGAAACGGCACATCCTGGGTGGACACGCCGGCCCCCGCGTCTTCGAGGCGGCGCAATCGCCAATACACCAGCGTGTACGGCTGCGAGTCGTCTGGCACCGGCCACAACGTGATCGTAGGCGCGTCACGTTGGCGGTCGATGTACGCTTGGTTCGGGCGCCCCTCAAGCGTCTTGTTCGGTAGCGTCGCGTACGTAGACACGCTGACCCGCGGCAGCGCAAGGTCCGCCTGCGTCACGCCGGTCCCTGTGCGGATGACGTGCTCGATGAGGTCGACCGTGTCTCCTGGAAGCGCGTACGTCGCCGTACCGGCCACAAGCGGCACCGTGCCTTGATCGACCGTCCACAAGTTGATACCGCGATTGGCCCAGTCCGCCAGCAGCAGGTTCAGGCTACGCCGCGCGGTCTTGAGGTCGTACCCGCTGCGCACCTCGTGCCCGCACCGCTCAAACGCCTCGTCGACGATCTCCGCCAGATCGAGTGTGAACGCGGTGGTGCCTGATGTGGCCATTTACTTCCCCAACGTGCCGCTGTCGAGACGGCGAGTTTTGCGGCGGTTGACGGCCTTGGCGCTGGTCCAGTTGGTTTTCGCCTTGTTGACCTTCTGTTTTGTTGCCGGTGGCTTGAGGAGTGTCACGGGCGAAGGCTCCCGCGACTTGCGCGTGGCCAGCGTCGCTTCTGTCAGTGCGCGCGTGTTCATTTCTTGAACCCCCTGGCAAGCCAGTACAGATAAAACCCGCAAGCGGCGCCGAGCGCCACCCAGCTGAAGTCGGGCAGAAACACCCAGACAAGCCCAAGCACAGCCAGCTTCGGAAGAATCACTCCAGCCTCGACGCCAAAATGCCCCACCGCCGCGGCGATGATCGGGTTCCGCTCCGTAGCCCCGGCCTTCAGCGCATTGATCGTCACAACGGCGTCCGCCAGATTCAGCGAGGCCAGCAACACATACAACGCAACGAGCAGATCAACGTGCATCACGCCTCCAGATAAGCGCTTGTCGAAGCAGGCCGGGGCTAAACCGTTCGCCGCCCTTGAGCCCAAGAGCAGCGGCGCAAGCCTCGCTACAAAACAGCCTACCGCGGCTGTCGCGGCTTGCGGACCAGACGAAACCGAAGATGCCGCGCGCGTCATAGCGACGGCCGTTGTTGTCAGCGAACCACTGGCGGGCCGCGTTAAGGTCGCCCTGCACGTCGAGCACATCCCACTTCACAGGGTCGAGGTGGATCGCCTTCACCCTCACCCCGCCATCCATGAAAGACGCCGATCCACACAAGGTCAGACCGCCGACCGCGTGGCCCAACACCACTTCGCAGTGGCTGTACTCACTGCGCGTCCACCAGGAAACGAGCCGGTTGAACAGCCGCGAACGGCCTTTGTAGAAAGCGACCAACATGGATCAGTCCGGCAGTTGGTTGGCTGCGACCATCATCTGGTCCACCTGCTCGGACGTGAGCCCCATCAGAGACGCCGCCAGCGCCTTGACCGTGGACGTCTCGAAGTACAAGCTCTCCTTGATGTAGTTCCGCTTCACGATGCGCTGGGTGTTGTCGGGAATCGCCTCCGCAGCAGCCAGGGCCGCTTCCCATAGGTTCGCGTGGCCGGTAGCCGGGGTCAGCTCCATAATGGTCTTGGCCTTGCGGCGGGGTACGCGAGTCGGCACACCGCCCACAACTGGCGCAGGCAGATCGGGCGCCCCGGCGTCCTGCGCCGTCTCGATGGCGTCAGCCAGCTCCTGCTCCAGTTCGGCGATCGAGCGCGCGGCGTGCTGCTCCGCGTAGCTGGACAGTGCGTAGTCGGGCAGCTCGATCAGGCCGGCGGATGCGCATACGTGGGCCGCATAGGCCGCGTCGTCGGCCCAGGGCTGCCCGCCCAGGCGCACGCGAGAGATGCTGTTCAGCAAGCGGTCCTTGGTCAGGCCCTGCGCCTTTTCCTCGGCGCTGTAAACCGTGATTTCACGGCCCTGCTCGTCGGTGGTGATGGTGGGCATGTCAGCGGCCTTTCTTGGCAGAAGCGGCAGGCTTGCGCGCGGCGGCGGGCGGCGCGGCAGCAGCAGCGCCGGGGTCGGCTGACGAGGGGGCATCGGCAGCCGGCGGTGCCGCTTCTGCCGGCGCGGCCTGGGGCTGCTGCAGCGCCGCGTGCAGCTTGGCGACCAGCGGCAGCGCCGCCGCAGCGGCTTGCAGGCCACCCGAGCGCACCGCGTGGTCGAGCAGCGCGATGTTGGTCTGGATTTCGTCGTGCGAGAGGTCGAGTTGGGGCATGGGGTTGTCCTTGGGTGCGGGGTCAGGTGAGCGCGATCTCGCCGGTCTTGAGCGTGCCGTCGGAATACTTCACGCGGGCCATCAGCTTGTTGCTGGCCTGGTCGAGGTAGATGCAGACGTCGCTGTTCGCCATGTCGCCGTCAGTCGGGGCCGAGTTGAGCGCCATCAAGAAGACCCGGCCCTCGGCGCCCGTGCCGGTGGCCTCGCCGCCGCGAACGGATAGATGGCCGCCGTTGTTGTTGCCGGCCGCGCCCTTGCCGGCGCGGACGATCATGTGATGGCCCGCCCCGGTGTAGCCGCCGCCAGCGTCCTTGTTTGCTGGCCGTAGGACGTGCGTCAGCACGGTATCCGTGGCCGCGACAGGGCCGAAATCCACGGCATAGTTGGGGTGGTTGCCGTACGCCCAGTTGCTCGCCGTACCGCACCCAAAATTGACGCGCATCCCGGACCCGCAGATCAGGGCGGCATCACCTCCGCCGAGTTGCAACACTGCGCGCGGCGTGGTTTCGGCCCCGTAGGCACCGCCAAGCCCACCCACGGCGGTCAAGAGCCCGACATACTGGCTCGTGCCAGAGTAGAGCTGTAGCACTCGCTGCTGCCCCGTGCCCGCTTTCTCCAAGCCAATGCGAAAAAATCCATCGGTGGAGTCGTAGCCGACCTTCAGACGCTCGTAGTTCGAGCTGTTGGTGTAGCTGCCATAAGCGAACAGATTGCGAAGCGAGAGGTCGCCGCCCAGCGTCAGGCTGGAGCCGTCCACGCTGCTCCCGGAAACAGCGGCGAAGCTGCTGCCGTTGCGATGCTGCAGCTCGGTGCCAGAGCCGGCGGGCGATCCGCCCGAAGCCGTTGACGACAGCGTGCCGCCCGACAGGCTCAACCCCGACCCGATGCTGATTTCTTCCACCGCGCCGGTGCTGGCCGTGCTGCGGCCCAGCAGCCGCGCCGTCGCCATCGTCAGGCCGCTGGAACCAACTGCGCCTGAGTCGGCCTTGCTGCTCGTTGCCAATGCCGCCCAGGCAGTCAGGTTGGCCGCGAGTGGTTGATAGAGCGCGTCGAAGTACGTCGTCAGCGTGGCTTTGACGTTGGCCCATGTCAGCTTTTTCGACGCCCCGGCGGCTTCCGAGTCCCGGACGTATGTCACGTCCGCGTCTACGGGGGTGGCCTTGCTTGTGAGGCCGTTCAGCCAGTCCTTGAAAGCGCTCATGTCAGTAGTCCTCGGTCAACGGCGTCGCGCCGTCGTCTTCATACAGCACAGTGGTGCCGTCGTCTTCCGACAGCTCCGCGGCGGGCGGGGCCGGAGCCCCGCTGTTCGACACTGGGCGGGTCAGCGCCAGAGAGACGCTGCTGAGGTTCATGTCAGTACAGCGCCAGGACCGCGGTCGCAGAAGACCCGGTCGACCAACACTTTGTAACCTGCACGGGCAGAATAGTGCCGGCGGGCAACGCGGTGAAGGTGACTTCACCGCCCTCGACCATGGTCACCTTCAGATTCCCGGCGCCGCCGATGTACAGCGCCCGAGTGTTCTCAAGCACTGTGGCGTCGCTCAACGTAACGGCCGCCGCGCGGCGCGCGGACACCGTAGCGTCCGCCTGACGATATGCTCCAGGCATTGCGGTCTCCTATCAGGCGACCGTGCAACCATAATTGGCCACGATCATCCAGCCGAGCGTCGTGTGGAACTGCAGGACGCAGGAATCGCCAACATCGCCAAACGTGATGGTGCTGAACCCAGTCTTGGTCGTGGGGGTCAGCGTGCCGTCGCCGCCATCGGCGACCATGGTGATGACCTTCAACTGCCCATCCGCGCCGTCGGCCAGTGTCAGGGCGTTTGCGCCAGTGGTCGTGACCTTGGTGGTCAGCGCGGTGAGGTTGATCGCGCCCGCGCCAGACAGCGCCTGGGCCGCCCCGACGAACGTGCCGATAAAGCCGTTCTCAGAAGAGACCGGGCCAGAAAAAGACGATTGAGCCATCACAGAGTCCTCACATGCGAGCTACGGGGCGCCTGTCTGCATGTCGTCTGTCCGGCCAGTCCGACACCCCACAAAATCCGGATGCGCAACTGTAGCGCGGCCGCAACGCGGGGTCAAGAAAATAGGGCCCGAAGGCCCTATTTTGTGGGTAAAAGCCCGTTTTACGGGCTTTTCGTCAGGCTCCGGGGCTGCCAAAGATGCCGAGTGCGTCACTCCAGCCAAAGCTGTACCGCTCTCGCGCCTTGTAGCGGCTGTTGCCGGTGTCGAAGTCCTGGTCCATCCCGGTGGTCATGGCCGCGCGCACGAAGTGCTTCATGCCGTTGGGGATGTCGGTCTTCAGGAACCAAGCGTCGTCGTCCGTCAGCCAGTGGTTGATCACGTAGCCGCCGGGCACAACGCCCAGGTTCTTCACCGCGTTGATGTCGTTGTCCGCGGTGCCAACGCGCTGATCGGTGCGCAGCAGGCGGGTGGCGGTGAACATCAGCGACGGGGGCAGCACCAGCTTCGTGGGCTTGGCAGCCAGCAGCAAGCCTCGCTCATCAGTCCAGGCAGCGATCTGGATCACCGCGGCTTCGAGCGAAGTCTCGTTCAGGTCTACGGCCGTCGTCGGGCGGTTGCTGTTGACGCCGCCGCCGACCAGCGGATGCGACGTAGAGCACAGCGCCACGCCGTCGCCGCCAGGGTAGCTGCCGCTGAACGCGTTGTTCAGCACCGACGCCGCCTTGACCTGCTTGGTGTACGCCATACCACGGGCCAGGGCCTTGGTGTATCGCGCCGACAGGCTGTCGTACAGGTTGTCCTCGATGGCCTCTTCGGTGATCGAGAAACCGAGCGCGATGGTCTCGTGGGTGTAGCGGCTGGTGAAGGCTTCCTGGGCGTTGTCATACGCCAGCGCTCCGCCTTCCGTCTTCACCGGAGCGGCGCCGAAGCCGGAGAGCTTGGTCTCTTCCTCGAACGAGCGCTCAGAACGCTCGGTCTCGTAGATTTCCGTGTGCTCTTCGCCGTAGCGCTTGTACTCCAGACCAAACAGCGCGTTGAGCCCGGGGAGAAGCTCCTTCAGGAGCTGTGCACGAGAAATTGCCATTTCTGATTCTCCTTACAGACCGACGGCCTGCGTGTAGCTGTGGTAGCCGGGGTTGAACTTGACCAGGACGTCCGGGTAGGCGTCGGTGATCGGGGAAACAAACCCGACGATGCGGAACGCGGCCGTGGTGGCGACCACAGTCGACTCCATCGCGCTGTTCGAATTGCCCGTGGTCGTAGACCCGGTGCTGGTGCTCTGCGCCGCAGCGAAGAACGTATTGGCGCCGACCACAGCCTGCGTGGCGGAGCCGTCCAGCTGAGCCTGGAAGACCGTGTTCGGGTCGTCAACCACCATCGCCTTGACCACGCCGGTCGTGTTGGCCGGGTAGAACTGCGAGAAGATCAACTGCCCCTGAGCGTTGAAGTACGAGCAGCCGACAAACACGCCGATGGCGCCCGTCAGCGAGCTCGCCCCCGCCGGCAGGGCGTTGGTCGTCGCGTCCGCACCGGTCGCAGTGCAGATGTTGATGTAGCCGTTGGCGTTCAGATACACCACCGAGCCGTTGAAGATGTTGGTGTTGTAGCCCGCGGGGTCGATCAGAAACTCTCGCGTGCTGCCTGCGTACGGCAGGCCACCGACCAGATTCACGGGGCGAAGCCCGTAAGGAGCTGCAGTCGTTGCCATGGATTTCTCCGGTTACTTGATACCTTTGCCAAAACCACTTCGGCTGACTTGCGTCTTGCGCTCGTTGAAGAGCGGCATCCGAGGGTCGTTCTCGCGCATGAAGCTGCTGTCCACCGACTCCATCTGCGACAGCGCCTTGCGAGCAAAATACTCGTTTCGGGCGTCTGCCATTTCTGTCGTCTTGCGGCACAGCATCAGGCCGCCCATCTCAACGCTTCCGTTGCCGTCTCGCTCGTTGTGCGCGTACATCTGCAGCTCGGGGTGATCCTTGGCTGCAACGGGCTCCCACCCATCACGCAGACGTTTGGACACGTTGGACGGGTCCGCCTGTCCCATGATGCTGGTGGCGATCCAGCGGTACACATACCCCGGAGCGGGGATCGGTTCGGGCAGCGTGCTGGGGGGCACATACACTGCGCGTGCTTTCTTTTCGCGCGACTCCAGGTCGCGGGGGGTGCGGTTGGCGATCTGCTCAGCCATTTGTCTGCTCCATCTTGACGAGTTCTGCAGCATATTGCTGCGGGGTGAGGCCAAACTTGCGTGCCAACGCAACTTGCGTGGCCGTCAGCTGGACCTTCTTCGCACCGGAAGTGCGTGTTGCCGAAGCAACAACCGTACTCGGCTTGCGGGCAGTAGCGGGCGCCGCGCCAACCACTTCTGGGAACTTGTCCCGTACGCGCTGGTCGATGCGCGCGTAGTACTCATCCGAATGCGGGTCAACACCCGAACTGCGCAGTTTCGTGTCGACGCCCAGCGCAAAGTTGGTCATCTCTTCGTACCCCGGAGTTCCGAACCACTGGTTTTTGGCCTGCCAGCGCAGTGCTTTTTCGTCCGGCGCAGCGGGGTGGTGCTGCACTTGTGGCGTTTGTACCACAGTTTCCTGCGGTGTCAACACCTGCGGCCGGAAATTTTTGGCCTGTTGCATGCGCATCTTGGCGTCGGTGAGCTCTTCCTGAGCCTCGACGATGGCGTTGGTGTCGAACGCCTCGTGCGCCGCGGCGAGCTTGCGCTTGGCCTCGTCGACCGCGGCTTGCGCTTTCTCGACCTGTGTCGACGCAACGATCTGCCCGCCCTGCTGCACCATCTCACGCAGCTTGCGGTTCTCTTCCAGCACCTGTTGGGCCACCCGCAGGGCCTCTTGCTGCTCACGCTGCGCGGCCTCGCGCGCGCGACGCTCGTCGTGCCGGGCGTGGGTCAGTTCGTTGACGCGCTGCCGAACCCCGGCGCTGTACGCCTTGAGCTCGTCGTCAGACGGGTCCGCCACCTCACGGTCCAGGGGCGCGCGGCCCCGGTCGGCTGCAGGGGTATCGTCAAGAATCTCGACTTCAACGTCTGCCGCCTCGTCCTGCTGCGCTGCAGCAGCGGAGACTTCTGTCTCCAGTTCGTCGTTTATGTCCGCCATGTGCTACTCCTTATGGACGGGTGATGCCGCGGGGGTCTTCAACAACGGCGTCCACTTGGTCGTCGTTGAGCAGCCGCATCTCTTTGCCGTACATCTTGAACCGCGTGCCGGCGTACGCGCGCACCAGCACAAAATCCCCCTCCTTGCACCACGCGCCAGTCGGGAACTTCGTCGCGTCTTTGTACGCGTCGGGGCCGACCTTGAGTACAAACAGCACTGTGGTCGTCTGCTCTTCGACCCGCGCGAGGCTCTCGGGCTTGATGAGATCAGAGCCCTCGAACTTGTGCTCTACGGTGGGCACCACGCACAGGATTTTCCACCCCGTCGGGTCCGGCACGGCCCGTGCTTTGGCTCCGTCGTCGGTGTCCGTCGGCGGGCGGTCCGTTGTGGTGATGGTTGGGATTTCGTGAATCCCGGGAGGCAGAATGAGGTTACTCATCTGAGTGGTCCAATGAAGTAGCGAGGTCGTTAAGCAAACCACGCGCAAGGGTCAAGCCTCGTAGCACCCCGCACACGTTCTTGTAATCGGCGTAGTCCACACAACGCCCCGCCTCCAGCTGCGCCGTGTGTGCCTGCATTTCTTCAGCCAACTTCATGTCAACCACTTGTGTGAAGCGTAAGTAGTCACTCACTGCGGCTTCCTCTGTTGAGCGGCGCGCTGCGCCTGGATGGATGTCTTGGCCATGTCGACCTGCAGCCGTTTGTCGTTCTGGCGCTCCTGGGACTGCATCCGCACGCCCTCTTTCTGCGCGTCGATCTGGAGCTCCTGCGCCTTGAGCGCGGCGTCGGTGCTGTCCTTGCGAATCTTGCGCTGAAGTTCTTGCTGCTTGATCTGCAGCTCCTGCTGCTGCAACTGGATGAGGGGGTCCTGGGCCATCTGCTGGTTCTTCTGCTGCTGCGCCTGGGCCATGTGCTGCTGCGTGATCTGCTGCCCGGCCGCGGCGACCATGCGCGACATCTCAACCTCCATGTCCTCCGGCATCGGCTCGTCCGGCGGCGGAAGCGCCACACCGATGCGCGCCTCGATCTGGCGGCGGTAGGAGAACCCGAGGTGCTCGGCGATGTGCGCCATGGCGGACGCCTGCATCTGCTGCGCCATGGGGTTCTGCCCCATCTGCGCTGCGATCATCGGGTCCTGCATGAACGCCGTATGCGCGGCGATGTGCGCGTCGTGGTCCTGGTACATGAACGCTTTGACCGGAGACCCTTTCAGGAGGGCCATGTTTTCCGACACCGGGTCCTTGGGCTTGTTGTCCTCGTCGAGCGGCACCAGCTTGGCGGCGTTCTTGATCCCCAGCACCTCCAGCATCTGACGGTGCAGTTGCGGCAGGTCGTATATCTGCGGTGCCATCTGGGCCAGCTGCAGCGCTGCCTGGTACTGCACCACCCGCTGGCTCATGGTCGCGGCGTTGGGGTCGGACACCGGGATGATGTCCACCATGGCAAAGTCGCCCTGTCGGGCCGTCGCCGGGCCGGTGTCCGGCTCGTACGCGTACTCGTCGGGCGCGAAGTCGCGGATGATCCCCGCGATGAGCTGCAGCTCCTGCTTGAGCGCGTAGTGCACCCGAGCCTGCACGGCCGTCATGATCTTGAGCGAGCGCTCCAGGATGGCCAGCGTCGTCCCGACCGGGGCCTGCGCCGACATGTCGGCCACCTTGACGTCGGCCGTAGCAGCGAAGCGCCTGCCTTCCTCGACGATGTTGCCGAGCAGCTGATACAGCGTTGCGCTGGGCTCCTTGTACGGCAACGGCATGATGTTGTCGCGGATCGTCCCGCTGCCGACGTCGACGTCGCGGAACTCGCCAGGGCTGATCGGCGTGTTGTCGCCCTTGACGCGAAGCCCCTTGGTCTTGAGACCGCCGGGCAGGTTCGACAGCGTGCCGGCGTCGACCAGCTGGCGCATCAGGCTCGTCGCGCTCTTGGCGTACCCACCGATGAGGTGGAACAGCCCGAACCCGTACGCCCCGAAGCCTGGGATGTACTGGTAGTGCACGAAGTGCATGCGTTTGAGCCGCAGCGGGTCTTCCTCCATCCAGTTGCGCCGCACAGACAGCACAGTGTTGCTTCCGCACAACAGTGTGACGACATACGGCAGCGCCACGCCGGTGGGCTCCCCGTCAGCCCCGACATCTTCGAACCCCTTGAGGTCGATGTCGACGTGCATCTCGTACAGCTCGTACCGGTCGTCGTCGATGGCCTCGAACCCGGTCGTCTTGTCTTTGGCCTGCTGCAGCGTGTCCAGCGTTTTGGGCGGGTCGCCGAGCTCCACATCGCGGTAAAACCCGGCCAGCTGCAGCTTGAGCAGCTCGTTCTTGGTCTTGCGCATCCGGTGTGTCAGTCGGTAACACGTCGACAGCTCGGTCGTGCCGTATGGCAAATAAATGTCATCCGCAGCGACAAAAACTGACGTCTGCCGGTTCAACGACGGGTCAAAATACACCTTCTTGAACGCGCTGCCGGCAGCCGGCAGGCTCCACAGGAGGCGCTCGTGCTCCGGCCGGAACTCGGTCATGCGCTCGGTGAGCTGGAAGTTGAGGTCTTCCTCGACGCGGTTGGCTGCCTGCTTCTTCTCCGGCGTCTCCTTGCCGACAATTTTTGTCCGTACCGGGCCTTGCGGGGGGAACGTCTCAGTGATGGCCTCCGACTGGAACCGCACGACCGCTTCGGTGATCATGGGGTGCACCACGCCGCAAGCGCCGCTCCAGGGCTCCGTGCGCTCCTCGTTCTTCAGCCCCAGAAGCGTCAACCCCTCACGGTACGTGTCCTCCCAGTCCTTGCGCGCGTTCTTGTCGTTGTTGGCGTCGGTCAGCAGCTGGGACGCCAGCGCCGTCAGGTCGCCCTCCTCCATATGCTCCGCCAGATTGCCGTCGAACGCTGGCGCGGGAGGGGCTTCCGGCGTCAGCTCGATCTCCATGCCGTCGACACCGATGGTTACCGCTTCCGGGTTCAGCACTTCGATCTCGATGGCCGGGGCGTCTTGCGCTACAAGGGCGTCCAGCCCGAGCGGGGCCTGATACAGCGATTTGTCGACGTTGGGGGTCATTTGTGTCCTTCGGGCCCCGAGCGGGGCGCTCAATAATACGCCGCCTTGCGGGGCAGCCTCACAATGTCCTCTCCATCGTCGTCTGTGTCAAGTTTGACAAACCCGCCCTGACGGTAGCGCATCAGCGCCTGGGACACAGAGTCGACGTAGTCGTCGTGCTCGGCGTTGGGAAACTCCGCCACCTCGTCGATGACCTCCCGGGCCCAGCGTGTGTCTGGAACCCACACCCGGCCTGACGCGAGCATGTCCGCGCAGGCGTTGAGACGGGCGCGTTTGTCGTTGCTGCCAGCGCCGCCCTTGCCCCGGCTGGGGCTGTACTCCTGTAGCGGTATGCCCATCCGGCGCATCTCCTGGATGAGCGGGGCACCGGACGCCTTCTTCTCGATGATCAGCGCGTCCGGTTTCCACAACTTGTAGTGCTTGAGCGCCGTCGCCTTCAGCTCCGGGAACTCCATCCGCGCCTTGAACGCATCAAGCAGTATGAGGTTGGGCGTGTCCTTGTCGTCGTACCAGATGCCCCACGTGGTGCACGCGCTGTAGTCGGACGAGTTCTTGGTCTCGTGCGCCGTATCCCACGACTGGATCAGCAGCTCGCAGTCCGGCGGGTCGTCTTTTTCCCACGTCTTCCACCACTCGCGCTTAATGATGGCGCCTTCCTCGCTGGTCGGCTCCTGCATGTACTGCGCGGCCCAGAACTGGGGAAACATCCCCGCCCGCTTCGCCTCCAGCTGCTCGACCGGCCACTGCTCGGGCCACAAAGACTTGCCAGACGGCAAGATCGCAGGGAACCGCACCTCGTGCCACTGCGTCGAGTCCGGGTTTGCCTCCGCCCAGGCCAGCGCGCGCCCGATCGGGTCTTTGCGCCCCCACCGAGTCCCAATCATCACAATTCGTCCACCCGGCATCAACCGCTGCAGCGGGCCCACCTGCATGTATTCCCAGGCCATGGAAAACGCAGCGTCGGGGTTCGCCAGCACCGCCTGCTCCGAGACGAGGTCGTCAGCCACCAGCAGGTGCGCGCCGTGCCCGGCCACGTTGGCGCCGATGCCGATGGCCAGATATTTGCCGCCGAGCGTCGTCGTCCAGTTATCGGCGGCGGACTTGTCCTTGGACACCAGCGTGTCTGGGAACACTTCCCTGTACCCCGGCGTGTCCAGCAGGTTGCGGACGTCACGGCCGAATGTCGCCGACAGCGACGACGTGTGGGTCACCATCATGATGTGGTGCCGTGGGTTGTGCCCCAGGTACCACGCCACGAACAGATACGCGATCGTGATTGACTTGCCGAAGCGCGGGGCCATGCTCACGGTCAGACGCGTTTTCGTGCCGTCCAGCACGCCGTCGAGTAGCGGCGCCAGATGGCGATGGTGCGGGCCCTCTTTCCAGTCGGCGTACACCATCGCGCAGAAATACAGAAAGTCTTTGCGCGCCCGCGCCAGGGAGCGCTTGTGCTCGTAGCGGTCCAGGTCGTCCAGAAGCGCTGCCTTCTCCTCTGGCGGCATCGTCTCCAACCGGGCCAGAAGAGCCGCGGCAGCCTCTGGCGCCAGCAATTCGCTGTCGGTCATGCGCGGGCCTCCACGTCGATCGGCGCTGTGGTTGCGCCCGGGGTGAGATACTTCTGAAGCCGCGCGCGCAACTTTGCCTCCAGCTCCTCCGTCGAAGCGTCTTTGCGCGTGATCTCCACGCGCTCGGTGAACAGCCCGACCTCCGTCACGTTGCCCAACATCTGCAATGCCTTGAGCCGCACCCTGGCGTCGGGGTTCTTGGTCTCTTCGAGAATCTGTGACAGCGCGTAGCCGCGCAGCTCTCGCGCCTGCTCCACAAACTCCCAGTCGTAGGCGGTCAGCATGCCGGTCAGGTGCCGCACGGCGGCGGGGGACTTCAACCCAAGCAGCGCCTGCTTCTGCGCGTCGGTCGGCGCGACACCGTTGTTCACGGCCTGGAACGCTTCGCGGGCCAGCGCCTGCGCCTTCTCCTTGTGCGTGTCAGGCGGCGCCCCCAGCGCGTCGAGCCAGTCGGCGCTGGCGTTCTGCGCGGCCACGATGCCCCGCACTGAAGCGTCTTCTACAGGGGTGAACTCGGACGGGTCGTCCACTATCTCTACAAGGTGTTCCAACACAAGGACCTCCGCGTAGCGCTTGCGCGCTCGTATGGCGTACTGTACAGTGCGCGTGCGGCGTCTGCAACCAGAGGCGCCGTGTCTCCTCGTTGAAGTTGATTGGGGCCCCACGTGGGGCCCCTTTTTTCTTACAAAAAGTCAAACAATTGACTCTTACATCGTGAAAATTTTATGGGGTGGGGGTATGCTTTTGGCGGCGCTACGAAAACCACGTCGCTGTTGTGGTTATGTTTCTGACGGCGCTACGAAAACCATGACAGCGACGTGGTTATGTTTCTGAAAGTGGCGGGGATTTGTTTGGATTCGTGTTGGTACCAACGACGCCACACATTGCCCCAAAGTGGGCCCCGCCCCCCGGTACCCCTGACCCACCCCCCACCCTGGCCTGACGCGCTGCCAAGCCCCCAGGGAAGTCCCATATACCCCCATATTGCATAATATATCTGTCGTTGGGCATGGTGCCCACCGGCAACGTGGACGTTTTGTCCACATACGTTAGGAGTAACCATCATGTCTAATTCCCTCGCAGCATTGGTTCGTACCGCAATCCAGTCGGCGTTTAAGTACGCTGCGGACATAGAAAACATCAAAGCCAAAGTGGCCGAATTGGGGATCGATCGCGCAGCGTATCGGGCGGCGATTGTGCCGGTTGTCGAGGAACAGTACGGGGTGAAAGCGGTGGAGACAAACCGCGGTACGTGGAGTTTCGCGCGCGGTAGCGCTGCGGAACAGGCACACAAACGTCTTGTGGCCGA